TTGATACCCCTTATAAAGTTTTACTCCACACTTGCATAAACCTTTCTGTGATCTTTTCAATAAAAATATACAATACATTTCTATACTACCGTCAACTTGTAGCAAGCCGTCTTTAGTTAGTCTCATGTACTTAATTCTAACATGCTTTAATAATGGCGTAACATATTTTCAAAACAACTGTCAAGGCAAGTATCAATTCACTATAAATCAATTTTGAGCGTCAAGTGTTGGATCGTCAACATTGTCTTTATTCAATTCTTGAAGAAATTGAGCCATTGATAAATTTTGCGTAGACTGTCCTCGTTCAAGTCGTAGCATTTCGTTTGTTGTGTTCGCTATTTGCGCGACATCCTTTTTACTTCTTATAGCATCATAATCAGTGCTAACGAGCGTTTTTACAGCCTTATTTCTAGCTATTTCTATATTTTTAGTATAATCAAAATGCAACAACTCTAAACTTCTCAACTCTTCTAAAAAAGCCTTGTTTTGAGCTATCTTTTTTTGACCCCCTACAACACTACGAGGAGAATATCCAGCCTTTATCATTGCATGAGTCAATTTCGGTGCAACACCATCAGTCGTCATCATTGCAAAATATATACGCGCGCATTTTTTTATTCGTTCTGTTTGAGGAGTAATACTAGAAACAATACTTGACATTGTATTATAAAAATGTTATGCTTATAAATAGACTTGCATTATACTAACCGCTATGTATAATAGTAATCAGGTCGGTATTATAAATTTACTATATCGTGCTTGCTAAAATCTTTTAACTTAATAGCAAACACGAGATAAGAAACTATGAAAAATCACAAAGAGATTATACATGGCGTATATTCTCCAAAAAAAGAGCGTGTGTCGTTTTGGTATTGGATAGCGATAGCGATAATCTTTTTAATCATGTCTCACGCAGAGTATCTATCACTTACTAACTAAAAGTATAGCACATTATAAATCAATACAATGACACCATCACAAAAAAATCATCCATCATTCTACGCTTTCAAAGATACAAAAGACTTCCAAACATTTTTACAGACGAAAGAATGGAAAGATGGAGAAATTGATTACATCACCGTTACAGGAATTGTCTACACTATGCATGAGTACGATATAAACGGAAAATCTGTAACATGGGCGAATCAAAAACATCAGAGCATGATAGAAGCAGAAACATCAAACCGCTATAAAAATGGATACAAGGACGCGATAGTATCAGAATCTAAACCTTTCTACTTAAGAAACGACATCACATATTACGAATAACCCTCGCACCCTCTTTCTGCTTACCTCATACAGATAAGCAGAACAGAGAGCACGAATTACCATAACCGCTCTCTACGCCACGATGTTAGGCGTGGTACATTGACAAATGAATAAGAAAATACAACTTATAGAAAATATAGGCTATTACCACCCATCAAATGCTAACTGGAGTTATCGCATGCACATTATCATTGATAACACAGGCGCAAGACTCTATAAAGAAACTTTTGGCGGTGATAGCCGATTGAGAAACAAATTAAAAAGCGAGGGTTGTCAAATAGAGCGACTATATCTAGGTAAAGGATCAAATGTTAAATACATGTGGAAAGACATTAAAGAATTACTAGACATTGAGTCGTATACAGGTAAAAACTACTAATATGAAACAAAAACAACTAACAATGGTAGAGCATATCGGGGACGATGGAGTGTGGATATGGTATTGCTTACACGCTAAACTTACAGAACAGGAAGCTATAAAGGCTTACTGTAAAGAAATGGGTTTAGCTTGCGGGCGTATAAGACAAGAGCTAGACGGCTTTTATTCTCAATTAGTAGAAGTCAGAGCGTTTAAGGTAACTACTTACTAACATGAAACTCTACGCCACAACAACTAGCGAAAGAGCTAGCAAAGGACAGGGGGGGAATAAGAGACTTGATACAATTATCACAGACGCAAACAGAAATGAAATTGTAAAAATCCTTATACAAATAAATGAGGACGACACAATCGCGTTACAATACTGGGATAATACAACAAGCAGAGGAAACAAGCATTGTTTCACTTCCAATCCGATAATGACATCAAAAGGCAATAAGCAAAAAGGCGAATACAAAAGCGGCGATATATGCAATTTTAATGCTTGCAAAAATCGCGCAGTTATCTACGGAGTATGTGAAAAACATAAATCGCTAGAAGTATAAAAGCCAAAAAGCAAACAGCCGACACGATCCTAACAGCGTGGCGGTTTTTTGTTTGTCTAACAATAACTAACATGCCATCAAAATTGGTTGAATACAGACACAAATTTGGTTGAATACAGAATTAGTTATACAGACCCAAAACTTTATTAGTTATAAAAACTTACCATGAACCATCAAGAATTTTCATCTAAAGGCGGTAAAGCCTCCGCCCTAAAACTAACCCCAGAAGAGCGCAAAGCCCGATCTAAAAAAGCCATAAATACCCGTTGGAAAAACCGTGATACAAAAGCGATAAAAACAGACGAAAATAGAAACAAGCCCCAAACACAAAAGAATCCAGAACCAAAAAAAGAGTGAAGAGTAAGTATTTTATTACCCCTATCTATCGCGATAGTTAGGGTAACAAATTCTACGAAAATTTGCAAGCCCTATCCTGTGGATAACTATGTTGTTACTAGCCTTTCTGGCTAATCTAATCACTTATAAAAAAGAAAGACAAAATCAAAAATCTTATATACTGGTGATGTAGTGAGCCACATTAAAAATAGGCACTCTAAAAACTTGCTTATTATTATTTGCCAGTATACAATATCTCCATGAAAAAGTGGTGGAAAGATCCAAAACAATTAGCTATCGTTTCAGCGAAAATTAGTGAGGCTGTTAAACTAAAGAAACTAACTAACAAGAAGAAAAAACCCACTTTTGGGTCAGTTTTTAGAAATAAATTTACAAAATTAGATAATAACTGTTGGATTTGGAAAGGTTCTAAAGATCATAAAGGGTATGGAAAAATCTCTCTTAATAAAAAGGTTTGGAGCGCCCACAGGCTCTCTTATACTCTTTCGGTTGGTAATATCCTAAGAGACATGCGTGTCTGCCATTCATGCGAAAATCCTGCATGTATAAATCCTAAACATTTATTTTTAGGTGATCTGGGAGATAATATGATAAATAGAATAAAAAAAGAATTATCTAAATTATCAGAAGAAAACAAAAATAAAATACGAAATTTATATAAAGCAAGTTACTCAATAGAAGATATAGCAAAAGAGTTCAATGTTTCTTATGGTGTTGTAAGTTTACTTCTTACCAATTTTCCTCTACCCCAGAATTGATTTCGTCAATTTCTTCCACAGAAACCTCTCTTTCGGTTTCGTGTGAAACATATTTTTCTATCCTTTCTAGCCTCCTTATTATGTTCCATGTCTCCTTATTCTTTATACTCCACGAAAGCCCAGTCTGATCTCCGCTTCTGTCCAGTACACCTATAGCGGCAAGATGTTGTAAGTTCATACTCGTTATACTTGTCGCCAAGCCTATTTCGTCCGCTATTGTCTGCCCTTTTATATACGAGCCAAATTCAACCTCTGCAAGTATCTTCAGGCATGCTCTTCTCTCCTCATTGGCTAATGAATAAGCGCACCATTCAATATGCTCCATATCCTTATCTGTAATTTCCCATGATCCCGTTTCATGATAGTTCATAACCGATAGACCACGGGTTATGCTGGATAACTGAAGTGCGATACGCATTGGCATTTCTGTTACAGGTACTCTATCTACGGCTTTCTGGAATTTATCGTAGTGCGTTGGAGTGCGCAAGATAGCGGCAAACATAGATATATTGATAATCTGTTCATGCACCTTTTGAGACAATGCCGGAATAGTGTCTCCATGTTTCAGGCAATCTCTTATATATTCATCGTACAAAACAGAAAGAACATTATCTAGTTCTTTGCCATATATCGTTCTATTTAATGATTGGCGTGTGGCTTTTTCCACATTATAGGGTTTCATACGATAGTAAATAAACCTCTCTCCCATATCGGCAACCTCCTCAAAGTGTGAATAGATCGTTGGTGTAGACCCTGCTAGGATTCCGAGATAACCATTCCATGTTAAAGGTTCTGAATTATTACCAGAGTATTTTGTCATTTCACCGTCATAGACCATGCGAAGTTGTCCTAAAATAGTAGACCGTGTTTCCGATGATTTTGAGAATATAACGGTAAAATCAGAGATAACGATAATACCCATAGCACCGATCCTATTTAGGAGTGATATGTCCTTCTCTCCTTTTTTGGCTTTTGCGCCAGAAAGTAGGGTGTTTTCGGTAAGGTCATCAACTCTATGGATAAATTTCTTATCGGTTAAAGCTAATGGGCGTAGGATTTGCGATTTGCCCGATGATGATGTACCAATTACAAGTAACCATACAGGATCGCCAAGTTTAAGCCGTGTGGCAACGATTGAAGCAAGAGCAATGCGGATCATGCCATCATCTTCACTGTATAGGTATTTTTCTACTTCCTTTTTGAGAGTATCAAAGGTCATGTTAGTTTTTTGACGGCATCTACAAAAGAAAAGCCTGTCAATTTCATGCAGACATCTATTGAATCAGCACTTTTATTACAGGCAAAACAATATACTCTGTTAGTTTTCCGATAATAGTAAAGATCATCACCATCACAGTCATCGCACCACAAACACTTCCCTATATTTTTTCTAAATTCAATAAGTTCATCTATAGGAAATTCTTTTGCACGCTCTACATTTAGGTTTCCTTTTGGTTTATTTGATAGAAAAAAACTGTTTCTTTTTATTTTCTGTTCTCTACCTTCACGCAAGGGTTGTACCCACAAAACATCACAGACACTTTGCCAAAAATACTCACTTTCTTTAGATGATTTTCTATAAATTATGTTATGACACTCACTTTCTATCCGTAGAGCCAAATCTAAATCCTTCCGGCACTGTTCAATTTCTGTTTTCATTATTTCTCGTACCACAGATTTCGCTTCAGGAAATATCTCTAGGGCTTGTCTTTGCGTATAGGATGGCACATCCCTTTTCAGGCTATCAAAGAAATCCATTTCTTTATCATCATAAATTCCGTGCCAAAAGATGTGTTTTTTAAGAGTGAGGCTATACATATTTTTTACAACCAAAAAACGCATACCGACTGCATGCCTCGGATAAGGCATCGGTATGCGTTTTTTGGTAATAGATTGTCCGATATTTGCATAGGGATAGTATATCCCCAATTAGAAATTATAATATGGGGATAACTTATTTTGCACGCACATATTATGTGCTACAATATATTTATGAAAATTCTTGAGAAGATACTTATTAAAAAACGCAATGAAATTATAATTGCTATGCATAAAGAAGGTTTTAATTATAGCCAGATAGCTAGATTATTTCATCTTTCTCATAGTACGGTATTAAGAATCATACAAAAATGACTAAACATAAAATAGAAGGGTTTGATGTGTATGAGTATGACGAGGCTAGAGACTTCTTTGAAGAAGTTTCTGTGAGTATAAGTCAATGGTTGCAAATAAAAGACGCTGAAAATGAATGGGAATTTGATAGATTAAAAGAAAAAGTAGACGAGTATGTGAAAGCTAAAAATATAGCATTTTCTTTCTCAAAAGATATTTTTAGATGCAATCCACGAGTTGCTTACAATCATATTAAAGATAGTCATATCTTTATTTTTAAGTATGACAATGACGGTTACACAATCATAATAGAAAAGTCATGACCCCCTTCTCCATAAAACAATTCACACAGGTTAGACCTCTTTCATGGAGTGCCATAAGTTCTTTTGAGTACGATCCCGATCAGTGGTTTTCAAGATACATTCTAAACAAAAGACAAGAAGAAACCAACGCTATGAAATTCGGTAAAAGATTCGCCCTTTCTTGCGAAAAAAGAAAATCTCTAGCACCCGTTACACTCTATTCAAAAGTTGAATATGCGCTTAACACTGTTTTTGATGGTATCAAAATGACTGGCTTCATAGATACATACGAGCCTCACACAGCGTTAAGAGAGTTTAAGACTGCTAGGACATTGTGGACACAGGATAAGGCAGATCAGCACGGACAGATTGATATGTACCTCTTACAGTTATACATTACCCACAAAGTAAGACCGGAGGATATAAAGTGTTACCTTGATTGCATCCAAACTGAAGAAAGAGGGGATTTCTCTATAGGTTTCGTAAAGCCCATTAAGGTACATACATTTGAAACCAAAAGAAGCATGTCCGATATTCTGCAATTTGGTGCAAGAATAAGAAAAGTAACAAATGAAATGGAAGAGTATTGTAACGAGATGAAAGCGTCTAACTTACTAAGTTAAACATTTCCATCTCTTTATAAATTGGTCGGTAAAAAGAGAAATTAAAAGATAATAATTAAATAATATGTCAAAAAAAATAACAGAAGAACAATTAGAGATACTAAACAATAGCTACCCTGTGTCAGAAGAAAGTAATCGCTTGACTCTTCCCCGTTTCGGGATGATTTCTAAAGATATAGTAGAAACATCTGGCAAAGGTAAAGATAAAAAAATAAATGTAATCCAGCCAGCAGGTTCATTTTTTACAGAAAAAGACGAAGGGGAAGTGAACGAGGGCGGCAAAAAGATATGGACAAAAAAGTTTTTAGAAGGAGAGACAGTGGATGTTATTATAGTTTACCACCGCCGCCAGCTTCGCAAGTTTGATTCCTCGTTGGAGAAATTTATATCCTCTCCTGTCTTTGATAATGCCGAGCAAGTGATACCTCTTTACTTGGATAAACAAGTTATCCACAAGGGAACACAGAAGCAATTACAGGCTTTATATCCTGCGTTGACACAAAAAGGGAAGCCAACGAGCGATCTCAAAGAAGAGACTATCCTTTATGTGGTGTATGAAAATGAATTGTACCAAGCTAACATTAGCCAATCCTCAAAATGGGAGTTCAAATCATACGCAAAGACAGTCAATCCCTCTACGGTTATAACCACATTAGGTTCTACCGAAGAAACTTTTGGAGAAAATACATTTCGTAAGATGTCTTTTACCTCTAAAAAACAGATTTCTAGTGATGAGTTTGAGATAGTCAATGAAAAGCAAACACTTCTTAAAGAAACTGTTAAAAACGATGAAAGGTTTTATTTACCAGACGGAGCAGATGGTCAATTAGACTCTCTAGCAGAAGCTAAAAAGTTCTAGATCGTGTTTTTATTCTGCACCTTGAAAGAGGTGTAGGGTTAAGGATATGAAAATACTAAACTTATACGCAGGAATAGGAGGTAATAGAAAGTTGTGGGGTGATGACCACGAAATAACTGCCGTGGAATATAAACAAGAAATAGCAGATATTTACCACGACTTCTTCCCAAAGGATAAGGTGATAGTGGCAGATGCTCACCAATATCTTTTAGAGCATTTTTCAGAGTTTGATTTCATTTGGACAAGTCCACCATGTCAAACACATACAATTATGAATATTGCCAATGCTCTTTCTCCTTACAAAGATAATACTAAACAATTAAAACAAGGGGGGGGTATTTCACCTCGCTATATTAAAATGGAACTTTATCAAGAGATAATTTTCTTAACTCATCATTTTAAGGGTAAGTGGTGTGTGGAAAATGTTATTGCGTATTACGAGCCATTGATAAAACCTTATAAAATGGCAAAACATTATTTTTGGACTAATTTTATCTTAAGAGATTTCGTGGGGGAGGGTAGAGGTATGGGTATGGATGAAACCACAGAAAAGTTGTCTAAATTAAAAGGTTTTGATTTGAAAAATTATAAGGGTATTGATAAAAGGTTGTTATTAAGAAACTGTGTAGAACCTGAACTTGCTAAACACATTTTAGACCTAGCCATCAATCCAATCAATTTACAAAAGTCTATATTCCAATGACCCCCGCTCTCTATTCCCATCAAAAATCATTCGTTGAAAAAGCTCCCAACAAGTATGGCATGTTCCACGCCACCGGTACGGGGAAAACTATTACGGCACTTACTATTGTTTCAAAATATACTTACTCTTGTTTAGTCATAGCGCCAAAAGGTGTTAAATCTAAATGGCAAGAAGTAACAAGGGATTATCCAAGTTGTGTTTTTTTTATTATTACTAAAGAGGAATTTCGCCGAGATTGGAACACAATACCAAAATTTGAATCTGTGGTTATTGATGAATTTCATCATTTTTCTTCTATAAAATCACAACTTCATAAGTCGTTGATAAAATATCTTAAAAAGTATTCTGTGAAATATGTTTGGGGATTGACGGCAACACCCTATAGGAGAGAACCGATGAACATTTTTGCTTTAGCGCGAATACTTGGTCATAACTGGAACTACATAAACTTCCGCCACAAGTTTTATTACGAACAAAGATTCGGTATGCGGGTAGTGTGGCTTCCTAAAAAGAACATTGAAAAAGAAGTTGCCGAGTTAGTGAGAAAAATTGGTGATGTGGTGGCTTATGAAGAAGTTGCAGAGAGTCCACCCATAACTCATATTATGGAATACATAGAACAAACTGCTAGTCAGAAACGAGCCATGAAAGAGTTGGAACTCATTGAAGCCAATCCCCTAACATTTTATATGCGTGAGCATCAAATTATGAGTGGTGTTGGGGCGAAATCAGGCAAGGACGAGCGTTTGTTAGAATTGGCTGAACAAACTCCTAAAATGGCAATTTTCGCACGCTATACCTCTCAAATAGATACCTACAAGGTATTATTTCCCGAAGCGGAGGTCATAGATGGACGAACTAAAGACAAGGATTCCACGGCAAAGCGTTTTGAAGCTATGACAAATGGTATAATAATCATTCAAGCTGATAGCGCAGAGGGGTTTGAGTTGGGGAGTGTCCACACGATTGTATTTGCAAGTAAGTCTTATTCTTTTCTTTCTTATACACAGGCATTAGGACGATTCATACGAATCAACAATGAACCGAAACCTAAGCGATTCTTCCATCTTTTGACTCGTAAAACGATTGATGAGGAGGTGGAAAAGAACATTCAAGCAAAGAAAGATTTTGATGTAGAAATATATGCGAGAAAAACACCTCTATAGCCTCTTCGCTAAAACTCTTACCTCAACTTGCGCTTGGGAACTCAAAATCTGCAAGACAAATGCCCTGCCATTCTCCTCTGTGGCTCCGCACCAACTGCGCTCATTAAAGATCGCCAAGCACGGTGTATTCCGATGGAAATTAGGCGATTACGGGTATCTTAATCCTTTTGACGGATTCGTGTTAGCAAAAGTCCCCGCCTACATCGTCATCGTTTTTTACAAACCAAGAAAGCCCATCAGCTTCTTGATGATTGACATAGATGTATTCCTAGAGGAGATGAAGAACTCTACACGAAAGAGTTTGACCGAGGAGAGGGCGATTAGTCTAAGTGTGGTGAGTCGCTAAAATCTTCGGTTACTATCGGACGATTTAGATTGTTCAGAGCTTCAAGATTATCTGTTATATCTTTGTATCTTGAATCAACAGCTTTTTGAGAATTATAAAGTTCATTCACCAAATTAGTAAACTTTTCTTCTCCGATAAAGAAGGTGCATATATATCCTTTTGTAGAACAACCATAACCTATTTGTTTCCCATTACCACCTTTTTGCAATAAATTTCCACACTTTGGACACTTATTATCTCTTAAATTTTTCCAGTTCATATCATCCAAATCTCACTCCCACCTCATCAAACTCCTCGACCCCTGCCACCGGCACACCGACCCGAAACGACTGTTTAATTTTTACCATATCCGGTTCTAAAAATTCCAAAGGTATCTTGGACTTATCCACAACCTTCCAAGCTGTCCTTGACACTGTGGTTGCCTTACCATTTTCGGTCTTTGTGGTTTTCTCTTGTACCTCTACAGCCTCTATTTTCTCCACTGCTTTTTCAATCGTAAGTTTCCCGTCCTCTAACTTCTTGGCGATCTTCAGTTTGGCTTCTTCAGCTCTTTTTGTTTCCTCTATCGTAAAGGACAGCATCTTGTCCTTAATGGTTTTTAGAGCGTTTTCTCCGATAGTTTCTAAAGGACTAAATAATTCACGGACACTTTTTAAGGCTATGTTTAAGGGTTTTGTGATTTCGGTTTTTCTGTCCGTTATGACCTTTAGTTTGTCTTTAATGTTTTTACCCTCTCCTAATGCCTCTTCATAATCCTTTTGGGAAGTGATTTGTAGACCCTCACTATACTTTTCAATTCTTGAAAGTTCTTTTTTATATTGGCTTATTTCTTTTGTGTTTACTTCCATATTAAATTGAAATTATCCGCTAGTACATTTGCTATTAAGGTTAGGAATATCAGAAAAATAAACGCACCGATAGTTATCTTAAGAGGATTTTGTTTTTGAACCTTTGGGCTGTACACTCCGTCCATGATTTCTATATATTTCATAGGCTTTTTTTACTATATTGTTAATAGTGGTTTTTAATTTCACTGCTTCAACTTTTAAGGCTTGATGCAACTTATCTTCTACTTTTAATGATTTCATTTACAAAGTATAACCTATGGTAGAAAAGTATACAAGTGGATAACAAAAAACACGGTAGAAACCGTGTTTTTGTCTTCTTGATGGCGAGAGATTAAATCGTATTATAAATATCCTATGAAATTATTTTTTGTGTTTTGTGGAGGTCTTGTTTGAAAATCCATCAAGGAAAAAGAACCACGCTGATGTAAGCTCTAACTGTATTATATATTCTTTCTTATCTTAATCAAACCAGCGACTGTCATAACTGTTATAAAATATGCTACAAGAGATACACCGATCCAGAAATTTATATGGAAGCTCCACAAAATAAGGTAGGTATATAGAGCTAGGGTTAAGATGATAGCTAATGCAATGATTGGTTTTGTCATGTTATTTCCCCTCAAATTTCTCCCACTTACCTCCGAGCCACCAGAAGAAAAGAGGGAAGATTAAAACTGGTAAAAAAACTATTGATACTATTACAAACCATACTTTGTGATTGTCCCATAAGCCCTCCCATTTGGTATAAAGCAGACTTCCAACATACATCACAGGTACGCCTATGGCTATGAATATGATACTTGCTAATGGAAGTAATACTTTTTTCATATAAAAAGGGGCAATAATACTTGCCCCTGTGCTGATTAGTAGTCGTGAGTGCTACCTTCCTTCTCTTCTTTTTTGGGAGGAGGATGATAGGTACTCCGTGACGGCTTCTCGTCCTTTTCTTCGTGGGCTTTGTCTCCACCGTTTTCGTAGTCTGCAACTCCGTCTGGCATGCTATTACCTTTCTCTTGTTTTGTTAATGTGGGAAACATCCGTGTATATGTTCCACTGTCCAATCTACATAGTTATAATTCTTTTGTCAAATAAATATATAGTTTGACAATACTATATAATATATGTAAAGAGTGTGCTTAAATAGCTTATATTTGCTATACTTATTACATGAACCAACCTCCACGCCTCAAAATATGCCTTGTTTGCGATAAAGAACTTGGTAAAACAAGAAAAGACTATTGCGAAGAACATGCTAATCCTTTAAGGATTGTTTATTACCCATTAGGTAAGACTGTAGGTATTAAAAAAATATGATTGAAACTATAAAAATAATTTTGTATCGTCTTGAAGGAAAAATAGACAAGTTGTTAAAATTAGAACAGCCACCAAAAGGTAAATGGGTTATGCTTAACTGTGTCAACTGGATGCCCTTAAACAATCTCCCAATTTCTGATACAAGTGAGTGTACATATTTCGTTCTTCCTGTATCAGCGAATGGTGTACTTGTAGGCACAAATTCAACTCTTGAAGCAAAATTTGTTTCTGATGTTCATTCCGGAGGAAAGAAAGCTACTTTTTCAGTTGCGGGTGGCACTCAAAAGATTGACGATATAACTTTGGCGGTAAAACAAAAAACTAATTTAGTAAACGCTATAGGTGAACATATCAAACTCCACAAATACGATGGTGTATGGATTGACATAGAAAATACAAAGATTGATCCTCAAGTAATGGTGGATTTTATTCTTGCCGTTCGTACAAAACTAGACAGCATAGCGCCTAACCTCATTTTAGGCGTATATACTCAACACTGGCAAAAAGACACTGTTTGGGCGAAGATTCAAGATGCTTCTAGTGCGATTTCTTTCATGTCGGTTATGGTTTATGATTTCCAATACACGATAGATGAACTTAAAAAGATTACTCTTGACTGGTTTCCAAAAATTAAAGATAGATCAAAACTACTGGCTGGTGTAGCGGTAAACTACCAAACAGGACTAACTGTCTTACAATATGGAGAAGTGTTAGATTTTGTGAATAGTGAGAAGTTAGGAGGTGTAGGGATATGGGAGAACACCTTATTTACCGAGGAATGGCGCAAGATTCAGAGGTTGAAGTTTATCCCCACCTAACTCTTGTAAAAGGTGTATAATTAAAGTCTATTAGTTAATTATAAAAACATGAGTCAGGAATATATTTTGTCTCTAGTGTTGGTTTTGGGAAGTATCTTGAAGGCTTTTGGAATTGAAATTGAGAACAGTGTTTTGGAAGGAGTAATAGCTGGGGTGATCGCTATTTGGATTGCTGTAAGGCGATTCAAGAAAGGTGATATAAATGTACTTGGAGTAAAAAAATGATATTAAAATGTGCTTCATGTCCTGCTAGGGTAGAAAGAAGAACGCTACCATTAAGAGGAGAGACTAGGTGTTTTGATTGTAAGATGGCAAGAGTTAGAGCAAGAAATAAAAAAGTAAAAAAATGAAATACTTAATTTATTTAGTTATAACAGTTTCAATCATAGCTCTTGTGGTTGCTTGGGTTAAAAACGAATTTGTGAATGATCAAGCTAATTTTAGTGATAATGTAAAAGTATATCCTACAGTCTCGCCACAGCCTTTGCCTGTTAAAGTTTTTGATTGCTATGATGAGTTTAGTTGTAAGGGATAAGAGAGGAAACCTCGTCATCTGACGAGGTTTTCTTTTGGTTGAAAGTTATCCCCACATGCCCCTTGTACAAGCGTGTATAATTGTGTACTATAACCTTATGAAAAATACTTTAGTGGAACACTTACGCAAAATAGCTAAATTCCGTTGGAAGAATAAGACCCCCAAAGAACGATCTGATTTTATGAAAAAAGTTAGAAAAGGTGGGAAGTTTAATTAACTAAAATAATATGAACCCCCTCTCACAATCCTTACAAAAAATCTTTGATTTTTGGTATTCAAACTCTCCCAAAGTTGAAGGCAAAATAGTCCAGAGTATTGATTATAAAGAAAAAAACACCGCCAAATCAAAATGGGGCAATTTTGAAACTCTAGCTACAGATTATGAGTAAAATACAAACTTTTTTCTTAGTAATGGTTATATGTCTAATCATTCTGGGAACATATATTACGGGACATATCACTGGTTATAGTGAAGGTTTACAAATGTGTTATAAATTATCAGCCTATTATAAGTGAAGATGAAAACATTTACAGTTTATCTTAAATGTTTTAGACGGTATAGATAAAGCAGGGTATGTGATTTATAAAAAGGTATGACAATAATAAACCCTAGCCCCCCCGATAGTAGAGAAAGATGGTGAGGAATAAATAATAAAAAACTATGAAAACATACAGAGGAACAAAAGTAGCGTGGGCGAAAACACAAGCAAAAATAGTAAAACTGTTGAACTCAAAGAAAATTTGGGAAACAAGGTTTACTAATTTACAGGATAAATTTGTGTTGGAATTTAGGGCAATAAATGCAGAAAAACCTATCGCAGTCAGAATCATTGTTCCTATAAAAGTGGAAACGACTGAAAATAAACAGCAAATGGAGTTGAATCAAATGCACCGAGTGCTTTTCCATCATCTTAAAGCAAAATTCACGGCAATAGCAATAGAGATTGTAAAGTTAATGAAATGAAAATAAAACAAAATAACAAAGAAATAACATTTACATTTCCGAGATACCAAAAAAGAATGAATCCATACGGAAGTGATGAAGCAAATGATAGAGGTGATTTTGGCGAACATCCTACTTTTACGGGACTTATCATTCACCATAGAAAAAATGGTAGTAATTGGGACGAAATAGGTTTTGCAGAAACTATAGATATGGATTACAAAGGAAAGGAAGATCAAACTGGTGGTATTATAGTTGCTTGGCAAGGAACTGAAGAAGATTTTATAAAAAAGTGTGAAGAATTAGGTTTAGGTTATTTAGTAATGGAGTTTTAGTTAATAAAACAAATGAAAATATATAGACATGGGGATTTAAGTTTTCACCCAATAGAAAAACTCCCAGAGGGGCTTAAAAAGTCAAAAGACAATGTTCTTGCTCGTGGAGAACATACAGGACACAAACATATTATCACTGCTGAAGTTGGTAATTGTGATGTGTACCAAAATGATAAAACAGGAGAATTAGTTGTTGTTGTGGATGGAAAAGCCAGTCTTGTTCATGAAGAGCATAAAACACTTATATTTGAAACTGGAATTTATAGAATGAAACAAGAGCGAGAATTTGACTATTTTTCAGGAATTATTTTACAAGTAAGAGATTAAGATGATAAATGTAAAAGCCCAAGAAATTATAGATCGTATTGAAAAAGCCGCGCAAAATTATGGCAAAGTATTTGACTTTGACAAAATTGTAACTGCCTTAAAAAAACATTATACAGCTCTAAACATTCCAATACCTAAAATTGTTGCCGTAGACAATATGGAAGAAGCTTATAAAAACGCTCGGGATGCCGCTCGGGATGCCGCTCGGGATGCCGCTTGGGGTGCCGCTGACATTCTTGCACTCAACCTCGATGAATACAAAGCAAAATACCCAAATGGAAACTTTATAAACTTGGTTCCACTCTATGAAGCAGGTCTCTACCCAGTCGGTGTCGTCGATGGGAAATTCATTGTGTACGTACCACCATCGAAAACAGAGTTTCCAAGTGATTTAGTAGAGGAGATAGATAGTAAGTAAAAGTATGACCACCCCCGCAAAAAAGGAACACCAAAAACATTGTAGAGAACGATATGGATATGCGTGTTCTTGTTTCCCTAGTTCAGATATAAATCTTTCATCAGACGTATTTGAACCTACCCCCGCAAAAGAGTGGCGTGAACAATTCAGAAATCAATTTTGGCTACATCGTGTACCTAAAAACACAAAGCAGATGCACGATATTGAAGACTTCATTCAAAACCTCCTCACCACCCACTCCGCTCGGCTTGTAGATAGGTTGGAAAGTAAGAGAAAAGAGTTCGTACCTGCTGATAATGTATGGGTTGGTGATGATGACTATGAAGTTGGGGAGTGGAAATTAGTACCAAAAGAAGACGGAATGTGGTGTTTGAATTGTGAGCAATTCATCCCAGAAGAAGGTTGTGCGTGTGGAGTTATATCAATCGACCAAGCCTTAGACATTATCAAGGATAATAAGTGATATGAAAACAATGGAAGAACTACGAATCCTGGAAGTCCAAAAGGAAAAGGACCGCGAAGCAGAGGAAAAGCGACTTGCTGAGGAAGTGTTATGCGCTGAAATTACCTTCCCAACAAAGATGCAACTCGACCTCGGCATCTCTAACCTCACATTCAAATACGATGATGTAAAAGATTGGATAGAAGAAGAACTTGCAAACGCCGATAAGAAGTCCGTCACATTCAGCATCAAGTTCTTTATAAAAACAAACAAGTGGATAGAGAATTTGCCCGAAGCGGATATTTAGTAACAGTAGGATGGGTGGTTTACACAGGGTCGTGCCTTTGCTGGATTCTCCAGCCCCTAAAGATGGGCGTGACCCGTTGCGAATCACTCATCACAGACATAGGGATTATCAAGAGTAATTGAGAGAGTATGAGCAATTATCAACTTATCGCACGAGACAGGATTACAGATGAGGAATTTACTGTTGTTGCTATGGATGACTATTTTGGAAGACATCACTACGGTTATGCCATAGGTGAACAAATTCTTACCGAGGAACAATTCCACCTAGCTTATGAGCCTGTAGTCAGTTCCCCCCACAATCGAACAGAGGATTAAAAGATAAGCAAATGAGCATGAACAAAACCTTTATTTTAGAACAACAGAAGATTGCGAGGGAGAGAGCCAAAAATGCTTTGCTCCCAAAAGGAATAGACTCAAACGGCTTTGGAATGACATACGAAGACCTTGACACCCTCATTGCCCAAACCATCCTCGCGACTGAGGAAGAGACTCTTGCACGAGTGAGGGGGGAAGCAATTACTATTACAGCAAGACTTGATAGAGAGTTTTTCAAAGGCAGATTTTCATCTAGTGGACTTGAGTCTATAGAAGCAATCATCAAAGACGAACTCACACCCACTCCCGTAGAGAGCGAAGAAAGCGGTTTTGCTAAATTCCTCAAAGAAAACGGTCACGGCAATTCAGCAACTTCCACACCCTTACCAACCAATAAGACATAAGAGACATGACACAAACAAATGAGGAGAGAGTAGAGGCTCTTTACACAAACATAGTAATGATACTTATGAGTGGCTACCCAAGCGACCAAGAAGAAGAAAAAATAAAACTGCGCTTGACACAAGCCCTCACCCAAAACACTGCAGAGACTCTTGCACGAGTGAGGGAGGTTGCAGAAAGCTGTTCAGTTAGTGAAGTTACTCTACAGGGAGACACATATGAGACGGGTATGATTGCAAAAGAGCTGTTTCTTAAAAAACTCACCACCCTCACACCATTAACATTAACAGACGATAAGACAGAATGACATGAAAGAAATAATCATTGCATTTGACGTTGATGGAACAATTCTCAATAACGAAGGGATACCTCCTGAAACTCCAACTCATTTACGACCACGTTGTGGGGTAAATCTTGAGGTCATCCAACTGATTCAAATTCTTTCAAAGAAAATGAAAAACACCAAGATTATCGTGTGGTCAGGTGGGGGAAAAGAGTATGCAACGCAGATTGTTCGAGAATATGGATTAGATAAGTATGTGCACAGATGCCACAGTAAGCAAGACTACGACGAAACAATAGATGGAGAAGTTGATATTTGTTTTGATGATGTTCACGCTTGCGAATTGGCGAAGATGAATCTAATTGTAAAAATGAAATGAAAAAGTACGACAGAGAAAAAAGGAGGTGGGTGACTGCAGAAGAATACGAACGTACCCATCAATCAAAAGATAAGGCGTTTTGTCATGGGAAAACCCCACACGATTTTGTTTTAGTACTACCAGAATATGTTTCATACGACAGTAGATATCAACACAATCCAGAAGCGTATTACGACCTACTTGATCAATACGAGAAATTGGAGGAAGAACTTGAGGAAAAAATAAAAGCAATGGGAGTAGTTGAGCGATTTTCTCGTGGAGGTAAGTGGAGAAGAAGTTATCGTTTTTATCTATGTTCAGCATGCAAGAAGAAGCATTACGAATACAAAGAGTAACACTATGAAAAGATCTTGGATAAAAAGGGGAACAAAACAGATGAAAAGAACCCCTCTTCGTGCCAAATCAGGATTCAAGAAGATTCCGAAAGGATCCTCTACTCTAGTCACTCACTCTTCCCTTCGAAATTCAGGTAAATCTGAAGTATCTCAGTGTAAAAAGCGTATACAGGCACTTTTACGCCAGTTGGCCATCAAACGTGATGGAGGATGTGTTTTGAGGCATTATCAAGACCTTCTTCATCCGGACTATTTGACTTGCGATGATGTTCTTCAGGCAGAACATCTAAATACCCGAGGATCCTCAGGAAGTTTTGGAGATATGCGGAATATTGTCTGCTTGTGTAGGAGACACCACATTTATTTCAAACCCCAGCACTCGCAGCTATATTGGGAAATTATTGAAAAACACCTTGGAGAAGAAGGATGGGCATATTATAAGAGAGTTCGAGATGATTATAGGGCACACCATATGATTCTCTGGGACTGGCAAAAATTGGAGATGGAGTTAACCCAACAATTGAAACATGACTGAAGCAGAGGAAATAGTTTTTTTGAAGGAAAAGATGGAGAGGGATCGTATTCAATATTATCGAGTCGTTGATCAGCTCAAAAACGCACGAGAAGAAGTCAGGATGATCAAAGAGGCTACTCTTGCCTCATCAAAGAGTAAGTATGTTGAATATCTTCAATTGGCCCTCTCGATGACTGAAAGGCAATATGAAGAACTTCTCGATAAATTTGAGAAGTTAAACAACAAACTTAATCACGAGATGGCTAAGCGTCAGTATATTTTCCCCAGCAATCGACACGGGAAGATTCCCACGGTTGAAGTCCGTGTCGATCAAAAAGAATACGAGCAAATTTAATATTGTCGTCGGGATCAAATTTGTTTAATCCAAGGCGGTTCAATTCAGGATCATGAACGCTGTTTAATTGGAAGATTCCTCCATCAGTTGTTCCATCTTTATTTTGAGTGGTGTTGTGGGCAGTTATTTTGTATTGACTTTCACATCGAGCTACTTCAAGCATGATTGGAGCATCTGGAAACGATTCTTCAATCTTCTCAATGATGTTTCCTTTTGTGTATTTTACTTCAATTTTAACTTCTTTTTGTTCAATTTCAATGATGGGTGCCTGACAAACAATCATCTCAGCTTGAGCCATCAGTGCATACGATATCAATACCCCCAATCCAATCCCCAGAAGCACAATCACAGTTGACATCAACTGTTTCATATATTTCTTGTTATTTACAATAGACCTTCTGTCACTGCCCGCCTGTCACTGGCTTTTGCTCTCAATGGGTTTTTTCTTTCTTGAAGCCGTTCTCATTCTGTGACAATTTGCACAGACAACTTCACACTTTTTAACTTCTTTCTCCAACTTCTCCATAGAGATGGTAGTACAGGAAGCAATGCTAAATCTCTTATCTTGAAGGTGATCAAAATCAAGACACTCAGTTCGCTTCTCTCCACAATCTGTACAGGAGTGCTGCTTTTTATAGTTCCAGATCCATTCGCGAATCTTTCTTCTACGTCTACCCGTTTGATCTATATAATGTTGTTTGTTGCGTTCGTAGGATTGTTTGTGAGAAACAGACTGACACAGACGACATCTGTGACTCAAGCCATCCTTTGCTCTCTGGCGTTTATTAAACTCCAAGAGAGACTTTTTGACTTTGCATCTTGAGCAGGATTTCATGTCTATATCATACCTCGTCCTGCCTTTAGACGACAACCCAAACTCTATCTCCCACCTCAATAAGTATACCCAATTCAATGAGTTCCTATAACGATAGGGGGTGCATTACTTTTTGAAGAAAAAGCCAGCAACATCTGGGCGAGTGAGCTGATTGTAGATTGCAAGTATGAGTGCCACAGTTACAAAGAATCCCTCGACTGCCTTCTCGACTGTGCCAGCCTCAAATTCTACTCCGAGAGCTGAAAGTAATGCTTCGACAATAAGTACACCAAGTGCTATTCCGTTTTTTGAAATCATGTTTTTTTTAGTAAAAGTTGATAAAGCTTGACCGCCTCCTGAAGAAGGTTGAGGAGTTTACCCTGTAATTCAGTTCGTGAGTCAAGTTGCTTTTTGACGACTTCAGGCAGTTGATTGTAGTGAACAATCCAACATTCAGTAGGCTTGTACTGAGTGTGAAGACGATATGCAGTACCTTTGTCTGCCCAATCAGTTCCCCACGTGTTTGCAATGCGGAAAGATCTGCCATCATAGTTTGAATCCGTAACTGCATGTCCACTTATGATTTCTTTAGGTGGACGCAGTGGTTCAATTGGAGCTCTCCACCACTCATTGCCAATTGCATATCGAGTTAGTACTCCAGCCTCACTTTCATTGATGGCTTGAGCCATAAGATCGCGATCGACAGGAACACTTGCGTAGGCAAGGATCTTGTTTTTGGCAGCAAGCACTTTAAGTTTCTCAATATCTTTATCTGAGACCGCTTGAAGTTTCTTGATATATTTTGCGTAAGAGAGTTTGCGATCATTCTCGTCTGTGAATGTCCAGTCTTTTTCCTCAAGAAATCCAATGTTTTTTGCTACCCACAGAGCGTGAGAGAGTGAAGATCCTTCATCCCAATTGCCCTGCTTCTTTTTTTGCATCAGATATTGAAAGTCTGCAGAGAATTTCTTCCCAAGAGCCTTTCGTGCGTTCTGCGTTGTGGCAATTGCGGTACAGATACCAACTCTGTGCTGGTCCTCAATGTCTTCAGGCTGATAACGAACTCCTCCACTGACTGGGATCCCAGAAGAGACATACGCAAAAGTACGAACATCGTATGGCGAAGACTCTGCTCCTGTTGAATATTCTTGTGGCATATTAATCTGGATTACCTGTTAAGTTCAGCTTTTTTGTTGGAAGAAGAACAATTTCGGCCTCATTCATGTCTCCCCCCATATTCTCATATGCAATCTTCTTTAATTTGGACGGAAGTTTGTCCAACTCAACAAAGATCTCTTCAGGAGAAACTTCCCTCTCCAGAACTTTGAATTTCCCATACATATCCTTCCCGAAGCGATCAGCAACTTCCCTAGACGAAGTCCAGGAAGAGAACTGATCTTTCATAGAAGAATCAATTTCTTTTTGAGATGCATCTGACGCTTTGTATACTTTTATTTTGCCCAGAGGCTTATGTTCTGGCTTATTGAGAAAATCAAAGACATCTTTGGGAGGATTGTGCTGCATTCCTCGATCTCCTTGCGTCCAGTAAGTTAGCCAAGTTTCTGCATTTTCTCTAGTAACTTTTTCCCTCTTTTGTTGTGAAATGCTGCCCATTGACTTCTTTTCAGGCTCCTGTACCCTATCATTAATGGTATTAGGCTTTTTAATAGGTCTTGCGATTTTCTGGCTCTTTTGGGTCCCCTTTCGCGATCGTTGATCTTTCAACGAAGCTGAGACTTTAGGTCCTTCAGATGCTTTGTTGTAGTCGATTGTTGGAAGATCACTCTTTGGAGCCTTCCCTGCCTTTCCAAAATCAATGACAGGAAGCTCGTCTGCAGGGATCAGAATTGGGTTTCCATTATCGATGATTTGGATATTGCCCTCACTGTCAATTCCTTCAATCTTGATCTTTCCTTTTGATTGATAGCCCTCCTCAAACGTCTTGATGTTTTCATTAGATCGCTCAGCTGCATCTCGTGTAGTTTGAGTCTTTTCTGGAAGTTTGATTGAGGATCCTGACTTGATTTCAGAACGATATGCCCCCTCCTTTGGAGCCGGGAGTGCCAATCGTGGAGCTTTGCTTTCTGCAACGGCTTTTTCGAGAATTGCAGATCGAGACGCTCCCTTGCCTGCTGCACCTCCAAGAGCACGACTGAGCATGATTCCTTGGATCCTTGAAGCCAATTCACCTCCAACAATGGTTCCAATTGCTGAGCCAGCCATTCCTCCACTCATTCCTCCAGCAACTCCACCAGCAATATTTCCTGCGATCTGAGCAAAGTACTTGCCCATGCGGCCTCTGTTTACAATTTTGCCATCGAGACTCTCAAGGAAGTCCAAATCTTCGTAGTATTTTCCAAGCTCCTCATTGGCTTCTCGAATGTTGTATCGACTCTCTTTTTCAATGGTTCGCTTGAGTCCTTTGGCGACTGCCTTTCTGTAGGCAGATTTGACAGGAGGAGTATTCCAGTTGATTTGAGCAGTAGTTCCAATCTTTTGACGATGAAGTTCAGCAAGATCAATTCTTCCATCCTTGTTTGCTTTGAGTTTGTATCCCTCGATCTCTTTCTTGACATCATTGAGAGCTTTGAGGTGATCTTTCCCAGCAAGTTTACTATCTTTGACCGCTTTGATCAGGTTTCGTTCTACGACCGCAAGCTCAATGGAACGAGCTTCTTTTTCAAGAAGATCCATAACGACACTCTCTCCAGGCTCAACGTATTGAGCTTTGTACTGATCGTACGCTCCTCCAGGAGTTCTGGTTCGAATCAAGCCATTTTCGTCGACGGCTCCCACAAGAACATCTGTGTCAGCAATACGTTTACGACTGGAAGCACCTCCATCTTTAGAGTAGAGAGCATTCTTTCGCATGCCTGCATACTTTTGTTCAATTTCAAAGAGGGCTTTCTCACGACCGGCAATAACTTCCTCGGGAGTTTTGGTGAAGGGCTTTTTGATAACGTCTCCAGTTGCTTTGAATGGTGCATTGGCAACATTTTCAGCTGTCTGAACTCCTTTATTGATCACTCCTCCAACACTTTCAGGAAGAATGGCATGCTGAGCCATGAATTTTTCAACTGCTTGGGATCCTCGAGAAGCAACATCTTTCAAGATTGCGGGCGTAATGACACCAATTGTCTTTCCAGCACCGTTGAGAAGTGGTTTCCCAACAAGATCAAGGAGTTTTCCTCCAGCAAGACCAAGGCCAGCATTGATTGCAGTTTCGGTACTGAGGAGATCATTACCTTGCTCAAGCGACATTCCCGTTCCAAAGGCAGCTCCCCCAGACACAGGACCAAGTCCAAAGGCTGCCGTCTGCATTCCTCGTCCGACATCCTTTTTTACATCAGAGAAATTCTCTGGAACGGGAGCGACCCAATCTCCAAAGTTTCCTTTTGTGTATTTGTTGACTGTTTCTGCCGAAGCTCCAAGAAGTTCTGCTCCCGCTTGGAATGGACGAGCCAGCATTGTTGCTACAGGAGAAACAACTGCTTTGGCCATTCCTTTCCAAAAACCATCTCCCTCAGGTTGTGGTTGAGGAGCTGCTGTACTGGAAGGATTGTTAGGATCTGCAAATGCTTGACCTCCTTGCTTGACGGTCTGATAGGCGTCAGTCACCGATTTGACATACTTAGGAACGTCATATTGGACTCCAGCGCCATTTACTCCTCGTTTGTTTTCCCATCCAACTTCTGATCCAGAGTTCCACTTTGCGGCAATTTGAGCTGGATTAAGACCTTGATCTTTCCACGATTTGAGAACGGTGTAGGCAACCGCATTTTGATTTGAGGGAGACATCTCTGCATTTTCGTTCCCAAGAGCTTGTTTGGCGTGAGCTTTCCAAGTGTCAGGCATCCATTGGTATGCCCCTGATTCACCTGATCCACCTTTCGCATTAAAGTTGCCTCCAGATTCAGTCTGCCGGATCGCTTTTGCGAGATTTATGACATCATTATCCATCGATGGTGCTGATGGTTGTGTGGCTGGCTGTGGTGGCATAATAGTTTACCAATTAGTATTAACAGGACCTGCAGACGTTTGAATGACGTCTCCTCCTTGAGTCTGACCTCCTTGCCCTTGAAGTGCTGTGAGGTCGTCTCGAAGTTGAGTTAACACCTTACGTGCTTCGGCATTGCCAAGATTCCTTCCAAGAGCTGATGCAGCATTGGCAAGAAGTTTTTGCTCTGCGTCTGAAATCGCTCCTGTTCCTTTGAGGTATTTGATATTATCAAGAGAAAGGAGTCCTTTAAGTTGCTCATATTTATTCTTTGCAGTAGCAGCCTCCCCAAAGATTCCTCCAACAAACTGATCTGCTGGACCAAAGATTCGATCAAGTTTTGGATTGGCAAGAAGTTCTCCAATAACGTCAACTGCTTGCTTGCTGATTTCTGATTGTGGTTTTGGTGTTCCTGACAAACCCTGCATCACCATATCTTTATATTCATCTGGAATATCAGAAATCTTAGCAGTTCCATCCTGAACAGCCTTGATGTATGAATCAATTGTGGTGTTTGATCCAGGTGTGTATGTTCCTGTTGCAGCTCCCTCTCCTTGACCTCCTCCAATTCCTACCGATTCATATGATCCAGTTTCAGGATTGTATTCGTAACGAGTTTGATCTTTCCCGAGACTGAATCCTTCTCTTTTGCTTGATTCGTCCATTATTTGATACACTCCTGCAGTTCGAGCGGCAGCACTTTCTTGGAGGGCAAGATCAGCAAGTTCTTGGTTACTCATTCGTCGTGACAAAGCTGCTCCTTGTTGAGCTGCTGCAACGGTGCCTCCTGATTTATCTAAAGCTTTTTCATATTCTCGACGAGCTTCAGTTTGTCTCTTTTCTGTCTCAGTTTGAATGTCAGCAAGTTTTTGAAGAGACGCCTCATAATTCTTTTGAGCATTTGCTTTCTCTGATGGGTTTTCTTTGTCTCGAATATACTGGAGATACGCCTTGTATTCTGCGCTATTTTTGTAGTCTCCTCCTGAGTTTCCAGTTGCTGCTCCTGGAGTTGTCACTCCTGGAGTTCCTGTCAATCCATTAATGTATGCCTGGCCTGCAGGTGAGGTGATTTGAGTTCCTGTTACTCCAGTTGCTGAGGTGTCTGATGGAGTTGTTTTTGGTTTTGTTGTTATGGTGGTTTTGCCACTCGCATCAGTTCCGAGAGTTAAATTCTTTCCATAATCAAGCCACGCTTGAGAAGGCTTTGTCAAACTGAATGGATTATTTGGTCCTATGGTTAGCTTTGATGAGTTAGTCATTGGAGTTCCAGTTGGTTGCATTCCAATCATTCCAGTTGTATTGACAGGCTTCTTTGGACCCCAAGATCCACCTCCACCTCCTCCGGCGCCAGCCCCCGCTTTGTATGTCGGAGCACCCAAATACGAACTTGAAGCACTCAGGTTGGGAGAGGTCAGAAGATTATTTTTGTATTTCGTTTTTGGGTTCATGGTAATTATGTTAATCCGCTAGCGTTCTGGTACGGTTGATAATATGGAGCTTGAGGCATGTTTGATGTGCTCGCAAATGGTGGAATGTACGATCCTTCCTCAGTCTCACCCTCCGTTGCAAGCATCTGAGAGATCAATCCACCATACTCCTTGTTGTAACCCGCTTCATTTCCTCCATCGTAGAGCATCCAGTAAGTTTTTGCTCGCTGGAGATCGTTCTGATTCTGCCAATAAAGAGCAGTTGTTCGGTAGTCGATTGCTGGCTGGTACGCCTCTGGAATCACAGGAACTTGACCAATTGTATATGCGGCAGTTCCAGCAGCAATTGATGTGCCTCCATATGGTTTAAGGAGTCCAATTGAGGTTGCTGAGGTGTAGGATCCAATCTCGTACCAGAAGCCATCTCCTCCATTTGCGGCTGTTGTTTGAGTAAACTGAATGTAGCGTCCAACCATATCTGCCGTCCACGTTGTTCCTGATCCAACGACTGCAGTTGCTCCATTGGCGATTGAAGTAATTGTGCCAGCTGTATAGTCGGCAATTCCAAGATTTCGAACATTCAAACGTCCTCGAAGAGTGATCTGATTTCCCGTAGTTGCGGGGACTGGCTGAATGTAGTATTTGGTATTCTCGACATAAACAAAGTATGGAACATCTTGTTCTCCAAGTTTGTATTGCTTGACGAGCTTCCATCGAGTTGGATCAAAGATCATTTCTGGAGAATAGATTGTGTCGGTTGAAGCTCCTGAGCCACTATAGATGTACATGTCAATCAGCTTTCGAAACTTGTTTGGAATTTCATAGCCCTCCTGACTCGCAACGGTAGTCATGTTGGAAGTTGCTTCAAGAAAGCGAAGTTTGCCTCCTTGGAGAGAGCAGATTGTTCGGATTGAATCATTCATTCGCGAATCAAGAGTCGTCATTGCTGTCGTGTCAGATGTCGAGATGTTACAATTCGTTGCAATTCCATTCCGTAGTGATGTGTATGTTTTCATAATTAAGAGGTTATTTTGATGTCTTCATTGCTGACCAAGACCAACTTCTGAAGCTCTTCATTGGTTCCCGTAAAGGTCATGCAACACTTGATTTGAATTGCAGGGGCACTCGCTCCGATTCCCATCTGTGAGTACATATTGATTTGATCTTGAGGAACTGCGTTATTTAATTTGATCCACTTCTGGAATCGAGCCTTCCCTGTCGTTGTTGTGGCTCCAGTTGCCGTCTCGTCAATCGTTACAGTGTATGGTCCTGATCCCGTGATGTTTGTGATGTGAGCGCAAAGTCCAGATCCGACTCCCTGTATAAATTCTACCTCACCTCCGGTCGTTCCGTTAAATCCTGCTGCAGTAGGACCATATGCAGAAACATCAGTTGAGGTCGTAAATGAGGTCGTATTAACCCATGTAATGTCTGCTAGAGTAGCATCTTCTTCGGTCACTCGATATTTACAAGTAATTGAATCAGTCGAAGAGAGAAATCGCTTGTAGACAGACCAGAGTCGCTCCCATTTGCTTTGAATTTCAGGAGTATCAATCCATGTTGTGACAAAATAACCCTTCTTTTGAACAAAGTTTCGATAATCGTTGTACCAAATTCCAAACTGAGCCGTTCCATTAGGATCGTTGTCGACGGCATACTCAGCTCCCGCAAGGAGTGTTCCATTTCGAGAAGAAGCATCATTAGGGAAATCAGCAAGAGCAAGAGCTCCAGTCTGCCAAACACGATTTTGACCCCAATCAGTCACCGTTGTCGTTCCAATTGGTGTGTACGTTAGAGCGTGCTTGTGGACAAAACCAAATTCTGGAGACCATTCCCAGATCCCCGATGGAAGATTTTCTGGATAAGTACTTCCTGAATCTTCGTAAATATTCCCAACCAAACATTCGATAGTTCCACTCTTTGTAACGACCATGCCATTATGTTGAATGAATTGATCGTTCCCAAGACTGTCTGCGTTTTTGGGAAAATCATTTGCTCCACTGCCATTAAAGAATGGAAGTCTTCCAACTTCCTCAAATGAGGAGCCTGTAAACTTACTCAAAACTCCATTTGAATCCATAACGTAAGGAACATCATCAAGAACACACATTGCGAGTGCCGCATGAGCTTTGAGGAGGTAGCGCTCATTTGCTTGAGCAGCAATTCCATCCCAACGAAAGATTGTTGCTCGATATGTTTCTGATTTATTGTTGGAAGTTCCAAGCCAAAGAGAGTCGGTTGTCTCTACCATGCACTGAATTGCATTGTCGGTTGCTTGAGTCAGACTGATTGAGTATTGACCTGCAGTGGAGTAGTAGGTTCCAGCATCGTCGACAGAATCGACATTGTCTGAATTTTGAACAATATAAAGGTGATCTGTTCGTCTGAAGTAGCACGTAATTCCTGCATTCGGACTTGCTGTGATCACAGACCACGCTCCTGTTGCAGATGATTTTGCATACCAACCATCATCATTTGAGGCCCAAAGCTTTTCATCAAAGACAGCAAGATCAGAGACTTGATCGTCGTATGTTGTTACGGCTCCAGTTGAAGTGTCTGCCTCAAATGCATCACTTGGATATCCTGAGTTTGCTCGAAAGATTCTTCCTCCCGCAATGGTCCAGATGTAGCCATCAAATTCATAAAATGCAATTGGAACAGACGTCATTGTCGCAAGGGTTGTTGTTGAGGTATTCAAAATCATGCGACCTCCAAGACGCATCACTCCTCGATTGGTCATCAAGTCAAGATTCATTGACGCCCAAATGTTTCCACTCTTTTCAGAGTCACCAATATTGCCCTGATACCAGGTGTATGATTTGTTTGGATCTGGGTATTGGTAAATCATATTTAGACGGCAGTTAAGTCAATGCTTCCTGTAAATACTCCAGACGTTGTGGTGCAGCGGAAGTTTTGAGTAGTCAAATCGTTATAGAATCGCATCTGTCCCTCAACAGTTGGATTGGTCAGTTGAGGATAAAAGAAGACATCCTTAACACTAATCCCCGTGAAGGTGAAGTTTCGAAATGCATTATCGAGAGCGTACATAGTTGCTTTATCGAGAGGATATTTGAGTTGATTCTTCTCTTTCTCCTCCTTCCACTTCATGAGAGCTGCGACATCTCGCTCAAGTTGGGCAATTCTTTTTTGTAAATCTTGATTGTTTGGCATATTAATAATTCAACTGACGGATCGCAATTTTAATTTCCTGAAGAACTGCCTCAATTCCTGAAAGTTTTGTTCGTATTTCTCCATTGGTAATCTCTAGAGCGTTAACTCGCTTTTCAACTGCCTCTGCTTGAATTGCCGCCTTATTTGCTGTTTCGGTTATATTTTGGATGTTGGTTTGAATTGTCCCAACCCACACTCCGACAGAAAGGAGTGCCCCAAAGAATCCAATTAGAATCCAGAATGATTTATTCTTGAATTCCTTCCACTCTTTTTGCATTTCCTCAGCATCTTTGCGACGCTCTGGAAAAGTTGCAAGATGGTTTTCTATTTCTTTTTGAAGTATATCTGGCATATTACATTAAACCAAAGAAGTTAGAGTTGACAGCTCCTGCGGCGGCAGTAAGAGTGAGAGTTCCACTCGAGGTAAATTTCACCCACGTTTCAGAGCCTGTTGTTCCTGTACTATTTCCTCCAGTATGAGTAAATTCAGATGTGGCGTAGGCAACAATTACAACACCATCGCCCCCATCATTGTTTGGATTCTGATATGCTCCACCGCCACCACCGCCAAGTCCATCAGTTCCAGATGTACCATGTGGTCCTCCATTTGTTCCTCCATTACCTCCACCGCCGGATCCTCCTGTTCCAAGAGTTCCTCCTGCATATGTGGCACCTCCACCACCACCAGCATATGTAACTGATGACCCTGTAATGGAATTAGCTGTACCAGCACCACCATTTCCTGACGATGTTGTAGTTCCTGCCGCTCCAGCACTTGTTGCTCCGCCTCCGCCTCCTCCACCGTAGTTTGGAGCCGCTCCACTTGAACCACCTCCGTTTGCTCCCTGATTACCTGTGCCTCCTGCACCTCCACGACCACCTCCACCTCCACAGCCTCCGTTGCTTCCTGCCGTAGACACATTTGAGCGAGCACCACCACCGCCACCATTCCCCGTTATGGGAGTCCCACTTGCATCAAAAACAGAGTTGCCTCCATTGGCACCATTAACGTCAGTTACTGCGCCAACTCCTCCAGCTCCAACAGTGATGGTATATGAAGTTGCAGTAACTGTTCTGGTTGCATTATATTGGTAGCCACCTCCACCTCCACCACCACCATGCCCAGAACCTGGTCCTCCTCCTCCACCTATTACTAATACCTTTGCTGTTGCCATGTTACATTATTGAAGACTTAATTGTGTGCATATCTTTAAGACCCCAGACACTATCTGATTCCTTATTTTTATTCTCAATTTTCTTGAAATTATGTTTGTATCGTGGCATTTCAAGAAAATCATAAATGTCATTCAATGTTGCCTCTGGGTTTGTCGTCAAATCTTTATATGAAACATAATGGAAAAACGATTGATCTGGATACGTGCGTACTGTTTCATATGCCACGAGAGGCATCTCTAGTACACCACCTTTTTGCAAGATGGCATTTCGTCGCATTTCTTTAAGAGTTAGATGTCTGTATGCCTTACTCCCATTATCAATGTCAAATTGGAAGACTCCATTTGTCTCACTCCGCTCCATCATTCCTATGAATGAATTGACTATCTCTTCAACAGGTCTATACATCACGATAAACTTGGGCTTTTTAGTGATATACTTTTTTATTGCTTCAATATTTCCGTCGAGCGTCCACGTAAAGCACTTGTCGATTACCACATCTCTTTTTACATCTGCGTAGTAAAGTTCTGGTAGTTTACTTATGATGGGTTGTAAATCTCTTCCTGTTGCCATCATGTGACGATTGTCTTGCAACTCATTTAGATTTGCCCAAATCTGACCACATAAAGCAGAAGCTCCTTCAGTATGTATTTTAGGATTTTGATACAAAATTGAAGTAAGAAGAGTACTTCCCGTTCGAGGTAATCCAGCTAAAAAGTAGAGATTTTTCATACAATTTTTGACTTATCAACTGGCTCCCACTTCTGTTTCTCTTCATTCCACTCAGACGCTTCCTCTCCAACTTTTTTCTTAATTGAAGCTTCCCATTCATCGTCTGAATTCAATACCCAAGAGCTATATGGTTTTGGGCTTATGAATTTTTTCTTTGTACCATTATAGGTATATCCAATGCCTGCTTGTCTCCCCAATCCTTTGGTGTATTTCTTATCACACTCTACCCACTCGCTAGGGTCACCCCAAGAGCCCATATTGAGCATTTCCTGCTCAATAACAATTACTTGGTCAACTATTCCATTTGTGATGTGTGCAAAATAAGCCATATTATTAAGCTGATGCTATACATCGCCACTTACTTGTAACTGTGTTCCAAATAAATCCAACATCTAGACGACTTGTAGAAACGGTAGTCGTTGGAAGTGCCACTGTGGATGCTTCAAATGAAGCACCCCATGTGATTGCCCGAGCGGCTGTTCCTGTGATTGCAATCCAGAGGGTTTGAGCTTCGGTTGGCGTACCTGAAAGATTTGTTGTAAAGGAAGTAATCGCCTCTGTTTGGGCTGTAATCGAATAGAAGTCAACGTTGTCAGTATTGATTGTTGGAGTTGCTGACGATGTCGTAGTGCCTGTTCGCTTGGTGATTCTTTTGTTTGTAAGTGTATTTGTGCTTGAAATTGTAGGTATAGTTACTCCCTCGACAGAAATAACTCCAGCAGAAACTCGTGCAATAGAAGTATCAGTAGCATGTCCTAATTCAATAGAGCCTACCCCTAGAGCGGTTGTTGTCGATGCTGTAATTCCTGCAACTGGAAGTCCCGTCGCATTTGTAAGAGTTCCTGAACTTGGTGTACCAAGAGCGCCATCAAAAAGTACAGGAGCCCCAGCAGATCCAACACTGACACCAAGAGCTGTTTGAACGCCTGTTCCAAATGTAATTGTAGATTGTTTGGCATTAAGTTGTGTCTGAATTGCCGAAGTAACTCCTTTCACATATGTGAGTTCGGTGAGAGAAGGATAAGTAGCAACTGCTGCTGAAACAATATTCTTTGAGCCATCAGTAATGAGTATTTCTGAAGCGGTTAAGTAGCTTCCTGTTATTGAGGTTGCAAAGGTGGGAGAAGTTGAGGGAGCTTTCGCATTTATTTGTGTCTGAATTGCTGAGGTGACACCTTTAACGTAAGTCAGCTCCGTCAGTGATGGATAGGTTGCAACGGCTGCTGACGCAAGATTCTTCGATGCGTCCGTTATCACAATCTCTGAGGCAGTCAATCCTGAAACTTGGACTGCAGATGGAGTAATTGCTCCAAGAGTCAGGGTGATTGCGGGAGTGGTGGTTGATGTTGCAACAGATCCTGAAACTCCATTAGCTGTCACAACAGAAACGTCTGTTACAGTTCCTGATCCTCCTCCAGAAACATCAGTAAGGAGTCTCCCCGTGACAGGATTGACTTGAAATGGTGTTGGAGTTGTCGAATCGACACTCGACACTCCAAGTGCGGTTGGGACATGATTCTGATCTCGTGATGCGTCTGCCATATTGATAATTTTATTGATCTATTAAGACTGCTCCATCAGCGTTGACGTATATTGGAGTTGGTGTCACTCCATCGACCGAACTGACTCCCATCCATGTTGGGACGTGATTTTCATCTCTCTTCGCATCGGTTGCGGCTACTGAAATTGTACTAGCTGCATCAACTTTCATATTTCCACCTGCGTCAATCGCAATTGGTACAGGAGTCACCCCATCAGTACACAAAATTCCCATCTTTACCGGTACAAAGTTGTTGTCTCGAGGTGTTTCCATATGATTTATGCAGCGACTACGTTACCATCTTCTGAAATTGGTACCCAAATACAATAATACTTGAGGGTTCCTCCTGTGACAGTCGTTGTTCCAATTGTTTGAATAATATTTGCCTGACACAGTGATGGATTGGGAAGCAATTCAATTGTTGCGGCAGCTGTATCAATCCAGAATTCTCCAGAATCAATTCCCGTTGCCGTTGTTTGAGCGAGAAGAACAGCAGTATTTCCAGAAATTCCTACCTCAAGTGTTGCAGCTCCTCCAGACGTCAGATCTCCTGAACAAACACCAAAAATTCGAACGGCAACCACTCCAGTTACAGTAAATAATGTTGTTGCTCCTGTTGCTCCTGTTGTTCCAGCGGCATAGGTAATTTCTTTTGTTTCAACCAAGCCAAGGCTCGTGATGGGGACATGATTGGCGTCTCTTGTAAATACTGATGAGGTGCTCATATTTATATTCTTCCTTCTTTAAGTCTGGTAATGCCTCGCTTGAGTTCTTCGAGGAGGTCTTTCGCCTTTGTTTCTTGTTTGACAAGCTGTTTTTCACGACTGATTAGTCCAACTCTCTCGTTTTCAAGGTGAATTTCCTTAGTTTTGAGGTCTCTTTTTATCGCAGAAATGCAATCTTGTTCAATTTTCAACGTTTTTCTGAATTCTTTCTCTCGTTCTGTAAAAAGTGATTGTGCTTCCTCAAGATCGTCGACAAGTTTGTAAACAGATTCAGAAAAGTTTTGAATCTGAGAACAAAACTCTCGTATTTTATCATAATTAGAGTGAGTTTCATTGAGAATTCCCTGACTATCTTCAAGAAGAGTGGCTAGTTCTTTACTCAATTCTTCTGCTCGTTCAGCAAAGTAAGAATCTTTCTGTTGTTCTATCTTAAGAAGTCCTTCCTTTGCTTTGTTGATTTCCATATTGACATCAGCAAGAGCTTTGAGTGATTCCATTTTCTGTTTGTCAATTTCGTGTATTTCCATATCTATAATTGGTGGGAGGGCTTGCACCTCCATCAAATTGTCTTTGCACACCAACTTTCGTTAGTCTGTAAGCAATTTTTTCAAAGTTTCACGATTTGATCGAGGATCAAACTTGATTCCTTTTGCAGTTAGTTCAGCTACAATTTCTGCCTTATCTTGATACTTCTTTGATGAAGTTTCAGAATTTTGAGTTCCTGCTCCGGCAGTTGGTGCTGCTGAATTTGGGACATCAGTTTTTGATTGACCTTCGCCTTCCTCTTGCTTTGGTATCAATTTCTCTACCATCGCTTTATACTCTTCGACTTTTGCCATCAAACGATCAGTCTCACTTTGAGGTGCTGCTTTTTCCTCAGTGTACAGATCAGTAATATATGACGACTTTAATGCGGTTAATTTTTCCTCATCCCATAGTGGTACTCCCGTTGGGATCCCCGCTGGATCTTTCTCAGGTGCTCGTCTCGTCATCGTTGCTTTTGCAAGATTTTGAGCAAGTAAGTTGCCGACGTGATAAGGAAGCATGACGCTTTCACCAGGCTGAATACCTAATGCTCCTGAAGTACCAAAGATGGGGCGTCCATCATACATAGAGCCCAGATCAGGAGTGAATGCAAAGGTCTCCTTATTTGTGAAGGTGACGACTTTGTAGTCATTTGGATTATTTTGAATTGGATTATTCATCATAAAGCCTTAATTTATAACAGAAGCTTTGTCATTCTTCTGACGGTAATGTACCGCATATTGCCTCCCAAAATTGAGAGGCAAAAGCGTTACGCTACGTTGTAACGAACGAGAGTGTTTTGGTCAGCAGCTGCGTTTGCAACAATGGCATAACCGAGAGTCTGCTCATCAAATTCACCCTTTGCAGTAGTGCCTTTGAGAACTTGTCCTGTTGTGTCATCACCTGAAACGAAACTCTTTCCTACAACAAGTACTTCACCAGCGAGTACACGACCATCTCCTCGTTGGAGAAGCCATCCATAATCACCTGAAGTAAATGCTACCTGAGCACCACCCTGAGTCATCTGAACTTTGTCGGTTACGGCAGCCTTAACTACACTTCCCATATTAATGTAAGTGAGGTCGGAGTCGGCGACTGCAAGTGCAGTCGTCAAAGCTGTTTCTGGGTAAAGAGTAAAGGTTGTTGCTGAGTTTGTTCGAATCTTGAACGTCTGTCCTGCTCCTGTACCATCATCAACTACTCCAATTGCATCCTCGTACAAACCTACGGTGAGAGAGTTTGCAGCTCGTGTTGCATAAACGATTCGGCTTTGAGAGTCGGTTGAAGATGAATAAAGGTCTGAACTTGCAACTGCTGCAGGAACAGCAATGCTGCCGTTTGCAAGAGTGGTTGCGGTTACAAAGCGCCATTCACGACCATCTGGTGTACTAGCTCGTTGTCCAAGCTTGAATTCACCTCGTTGTGTAATGGTCTGGTATACGTTCTGGAATGAAATTTGGTTCATAATTTTTTCAGCCTAGGGTTCTTAGCCTTTGGCAATTTGAATTAGCAATTCTTATTAATGCCCTTTTGGAAAGGTAGGCTAACCAACTAGATTAAGTAGCTGTACAAGTGATTCCACCTGAAGTACCCGCTTGTCCAGAAATGTACCAGTTGGTCCCATCTGAACGAAGCTCTACCCAGTCTCCTGGAAGCTCTGCTGTATTTACAAACGTAACAGTGTCTTCTGCTGAACAGAGGACGACTGCACCTGCAACTTCGAGCGAGCCGTAGATTTTATCTTCACCTCCTGAGGTCAAGATGGTCATACTTGTTGTTGCAAAGTTTGCCGAAACAACAAACTTATAAACAACGCCTGCTGCAGTCGCAACTGCGGGAAGAGTAATATCTACTCCTGCAGTACCGAAGTAGATGGTCTTTCCCGATTCTGAAATCGTTAAGGTGTCATCTGCAGTAGCAGTTTCAATAAGCTCTTTTGCTCCCATCTGTCCTGTAACGGTAAGGGTTCCTGGTACGGCTGTGTTCCCTGAAGTGTCAATAGTGACACCACTAAGGTCGCACGCCTTATCAGTATTAAGTCCTTCGTACTTTACAACGGGGATATGATCTTCTAAAAGTTGTGCCATAATCTTTTTGTGCCCTCTCCCGTAGCCTCAAGACAATCCTGAGGCCCGAGGTCAAAGGCGTTATGTTTTATTAAGTTGCTCCTGCGAGTGTTCCATTAAGTCGGCAGTTTGTTGCTACGAAGTTTCCTGCGTAGATGAGGTAGCCAACCTTTGTGAGTTGATCGACTGGGCTCATCATCTTGCGGAATTGGAATCCACGAGTTGACTTTACGTTTCCAGGAACTCCACTAGGTGTTGCATCAGAAGTCTGCTTAAAGTTTGCAGTCATGATGTTTTCATCTTCGTAGTTGAATCCTACGAATCCGAATGCCTTAGTGTTAACGAGGAAGTACTTTCCAGATGGAACCTGCTCATCTTTCGCAATTGGAGTACCACGGAAGGTAAGGTAAACGAAACCTTGCTGTCCACCAAGTCCTGGTGTAGCAGGAACGCCTCCCCATGCATTCATACGTGGGTATCCAGCTGTTGAGAAGTTTGCTCGTACGGTTGGAGTCAAAAGAGCCTCATAAGAAGACCAAAGTGACTTTGTAGTAAGGGCAAGATCTGGTGAATCTACTCCGATTGTTACTGTGTCATCAGCTGTTGCAAGCTTTGCAAGAGTGAGGGCACCAGTAGAAGCGAGGTAGTAGCCACTCCATGCTGAGTAGGTTGAACGTGAGAGTGAACCGTAAGTCGCAAAGAGAGTTGAGTCAGATGCACCGTTTGCAAGTGAGTCCCAGTCATTTCCTGTACCGTTTCCAGTATAGAGGTTCTGAGCCATGAGAGTCATAAGAGACTGACCTTGTGAGTCAAACTCGGTGTTGAGGAGATCAACAATCTTCTCATCTCCCATATTTGCTGTCGTTTCTGCAATTGCTACAACAACAGGCTTGTTTGCTGCCTTGAGGTTGAATGATGCCTTAACACGTACGTTCTGGCGATCTGTATCAAGACGATCAGCAATACCCATGTTTCCTCCATTCGTTGTATCTGCATACTTGATTGGAAAATCGTAGGTTACTCCTGATGTCCATTCCTTTGGTTTCGAAAGGAAGGTCATAAGACCTGGAGTTCCAGTCGTTACCTGATCGAACACTTTCTTGATAATGTATTCACGAGTTGTGGTCGTGACTGCTGCGTTAAAAATCATAATAATTAGGATTAATTTTTGTTACTAAGTTAAGTTTTGAGACTCCTTAGAAAGTCGCGAGCGGTAGAGAATGCAGATGGATCTGATGTTGTGCCGATTGCTCCTGGAGATATTGAGACAGGATCTTGTCGCTTTTGTATATTCTCTGTCGTCTGCTTCTGGACAGTTTTTACAATTGCCGACATGTCTTTCATATTCTGGTATGCAACGGTCAAATCTCGAAATCCATACTTGTTCGCATGAAGGAATAACTGATTTTCATTAACGTTAGGATCAATCTTTTTTACTTCAGACAGTTGGGTTGCAACTGCTGTTTCGATTGCTTGATCTTGCTTAATTCTTTCTGTCTCCCTCTGTGCAAGTTCATTCAGTGCTGCCTCCTTTGCTGCTTGAATGATTTCCTCATATGATTGAGGAATATAATCAGGATCAGCGTAGGGACTCTTTGGAGGTTGAGGATCTGTTTGTGGAGTCGTAGTTTTTAGCTGAGCTAATTCCTGCGACTTCCGGGTGAACTCTGGCAGGAAATTATCTTTGAATTCCGTTGCAAGAGTTGCTGCGTCTACCTTTCGACCATCTGGAAGTTCATAGAGTTCTGGCTCTGATGGCTCTGATGGTTCAGCTGGCGTAGCTGGCTCCGTTGGTTCAGTGGGAGCTTCTGGTTCGACTGGCTGACTTGGTGCTTCTGCAGGAACATTTCCTGACTCTTCACTGGCAACCACTTCGATTGATTCTGGGTCCATATAATTTTACGACTGCCCCTTTCTCAACTTGGTCTTTCGACTGAAGAGAAATTGCTTGGTCAAATTATTGATTAATGAACGTGTAGGATGCGCTCGCCCCATATTGTTTTGTTAAATAACCGGTGGTTCTCCTTCAGGAGGAGCTGATGCCATCACTTGTTCTGGAGTCAAAGTTCCAGGCGTAAATGGAATAGGCATCTCCTCTTGTCCAATTCCTACTGCCTCCATCGGATTCTGTTGATAGAGAACAGCATTCTTTGCCAACTCTTTTGAGTTGTCATACTGAGCAATCTCAAGGTAGTCGACTGGACTGATGTATCCTTTTTCTACATCATTCTGAGCTTGTTCAAACTTGAATTCATCATCTTTTGGAAGAGTCTTGCCTGAAATAATGGTGATCTCAGATCCTGTTTCAAAGTCGTCTTGAATAAGTTCAATTACTTCGCGAGCCCCCTCCTTGCCCATCCATTTTGCATAGTGGTATTCGGTGTATCGAGTCTTTGCAAGTTGCATGCCCCAAGAAAACATTTCATGATACGCAAAGTCGACAACTTGGACCAACTCGTTGAGGCGAAGGTATGATTGTTGAATCAAAGCAAGTCGTCCAGCCTTAGTCTCTTGGCCTTGTCTCTCTCCTCGGAAAGCTGACGTTGCTGCCATGATGTTGTCAATTTCAGATCGTGAATCAATCATGTCGTCAAACACCATTTGAGGAAGAGTTCCTCCTGTCTCTCGCTGAACACCATTGACTACTCCCTTCCCCCAGATGATTCCTTTGGTTTCCCATCGGATTCTTTGCGCATCTGACTTCGACATTACGTCGGAATCAACTTTGACAATTCCGTTTGCGAGTTCACAATTCTCATCAATATCCATCTTTCGTTTGTCGATTCCTCTTTGAAGCTCAGCTGATAGAGTAATCATGTCAGTTCTTCCAATTGGAGAATTTTCATTATTGAAAATTGTCGCAAAGATGTACGGCTTTCTTGGAAAGTCGAAGTAGTTGAAGTAGAATGGCTTGTATTGAATCTTTTCTTCCTGATATTCTTGTTCAGGAGTTTCTTCCTCCATTCCAATCATAGACTTCATTGCGTCAATTCCTTTTTCCATCATTCCTTTTTCAGGAGGAGGAAGTTGAGATTGTTTCCTCTCTTCTTGCTGAGTCTTGATGTCTTGAATCTTATTTCGTCTTCCTTCTCCCTCAAGGGTGGCAAGCTCTTGTTCTTCTTCTTCGGTAATTAAAATACCATCCCAATCCCAATATGGATTCTTGATACATCCAAGAATCAGTTCATCCATTTTGAAAATTACATAGTCTTGGATCCACGCCTCTTTGTATTTGCAGTCAGGGTTCTTGATATAGAGGTCAGCCTCTTTATGAATTCCAAACTTCTTCATCAACTCTTCTTTCTTATCAGGGAATCTTTCACAAATCGCACAAAGATTGTCATTTATTTCCTCAATGACGAATTCAGAATCAACTTCCTTTCGAGCATACTTCCCAACTCGAATCTTTCGTGGATCGACTGCTCGGAAGTCAAAGTCGTTGATTTGAGGATTCCAAAAAGGCTTAATGACAAGGAGTCGAGCAAAGTAAAGATTGCGAAGTCCCATACGCATAACCTCTTTTGAGTTGAGATCAAGATATTTCTTTTGAAAGAATCTCTCGAGTTTACGAGCAAAATCTTGAGCGACTTCTCCATCACGAGCAGGAAGGACGTTGACGCCAGGAGGATTTGCAATTAAAGAGTTGATCACCGCCTCCATATTGACAAAGATTCTATTTGCTTGAACAATCCACTTTCGTCGAACATGATTAATGTTTTCAAGCCACGCTGACGTATTTGAATAGATTGCAACATTCTCTTTGTATACTCGTTCAAGAATATCCCAAACCTCTGACGAGGAACTCCACCGGTTGTTGACCAGATCTTTCTTTTGTGAGTCGTCAAATGCTTTGATGTCTATTTTCATAACACAAAACGGGCAGAAACTCTTGTGAGTCTCCGCCCGTTGTTTGGGTTTGGATTGCTATTTGGCTGTTACAGTAAGTGTACCTTAAAAAGACAACTATCACTACTGATTATTCGGTGGATAACTGATGTCGTCTTGAATATAGAACGTCAGCTCGATTGATTGTTTGAAGTGTTCCATTTGAATCAAAATGAAGAATTGCGGAGCCATTTCGAATGGAAAACACATCTGATTCGATCATGATGGAAAAGGGCTCAAAATACTCCTGAAATAGGAGGAATTTCTGCGCTTCACTATCTGGTATATATACTGCGATTTTCTCCATGATTATTGATTATTATCGCTGAATGCCCTGCTTACATCATAAACATTGTCTGCTCCAAGAACTGACGGAATATCTGCCTTTGTAACCTCTCCAAAGAATGCTCCTGATCCTTGTGAAAGCATTGCTAGATATGCATATAAATCAGCAAAAACATAGTGATCTTCTCCAGTTGTTGAATCCCAAACGTATCTCTCAATCCCTTTATTGCTGACGACTTTTGTACGCCTCAGCGTCTCATAATGCTTGACATACAGCATGAATTCTTTATCTGCCTTGAGTCCAATTGAGTGTTTACCCTCAATCATTCCTGTCAAGTGTTTGTCAAGGATTCTATCACGATGTGAGTAGACAATTCCTTTTCGATCTCCTTCTCCCCACCATACGATTGTTTGAGGATTGTTGTTATTCTCTTGAAAGAACGACATTTTCATGAATGGGTACTTGTCAATCAGGTATTTCGACAAAGTGTTATCAGGCATTGCGTCAATTACTCCTGCGGTGGGCTTCCAAAATGCGATTATATCATCAATTTCAGAATCTTTAGTGATTCTTCCTATCTTAATTAATCCTAATTCACTGCGGACAACGTAGTGTTTAATGTTTCCTACGTCAATTCCAAGGAAAATATTGCCTGTTGTATTCAAATCACGAGGAGTCCACAAGTCAAGAATGGTCGTTTTTGTGACCGAGAGGTCACCAGGACTGTAGCTTTTCCCAAGGACGAAGTTGTTGAAGTAGGCTGGATCTCCTTCCGAATCTTCAATGATTTCTTCTGGAGTGATCCAAGGACACATTAAGTGTGAAATGTGATATCCACTTGTTTTAGATCCTGGATTCTGAGCGACCCACTTCCCTTGACGACGAACATCATCAGAGATTGGTTCTGTACATGCCCTACAAATATAGATCTTTCTCTCCATATCGATTGATTCTGGCCATTGGAGAAAGTGTTGATCTTTGCAATGAGGGCAGGTAATGGTCCACTCCTTTTGATCTGATTTGTGGAATTGAATATCGAGCTCATCTCGTTCTGTTCCTGGGTTGCTGAACATCCAACGCCCTTTGTATTGCGATGCTTTTGTACGAGATTTGTAGGTTTCAATTGCACTCTGATCTGAGCGAGAAATCTCATCGTGAATCAAGAGGTCGGCAGTTGTTGAAATGGCAGCAGTCTTTGAATTGGTACCCTTGAAGAAGATAAATCGATCATTAAGCTGCTTTCTTTCTATATTGTCGGTCTCCATTCCTTCAAACTCATGATAGTTTGCTTGGATGATTTTATTCATTTTTGACGAGACAAACTCTCGAACATCATCATCTGACGACATTGTGTAAATTGCGTTGAATCTCAGGTATTTAATCGCAAACAGCGATTTAATTGAGAAGGTGACTGATTTCCCAACCTGAGCACAAGCTGTAAGAACTATCGTTGGATTCCAATCACATAGAATGTCAAGAAGAAAAGGACGATCAATAAAGCTGAAAGGTTCACCCTTTTCATCAACAATTCCTTCTTGGACGATCCATTGAAGGATTGAGTAGTATTGTTTAGTTTCCTTCTTCATTCGTTAGAGTAACCTCCATTCCTACCAACGCAGACGTGATGGCAACAGCACTCTCTAAAGCAAGTCGAGTTACTTTGAATGGATCAATGATGCCTGCCTCAAACATATTGACATGCTTTTTGTTCTTGAAGTCAATTCCTATGCCATTTTCGGTATTAACACTTACATTGGTGGGCAATCTAAATAGCTTCTGGATCCAAGTTTTTTGATACATTCCTGAGTTGTCTACCATTTGAGTGAAGGGGGTAGATAAAGCGTTCTTAAATATTGAATCTTCATGTCTAAATGCGGCCGTTAGGAGAGCTAGTCCTCCTCCAGGAAGTATTCCTTCTTGAAGAGCTGCTTGAGTAGCATTAATTGCATTCTCAAACTTATACTTCTTGGCATTGAATTCGGTGTCTGTGTACGCCCCAACTCGAATCACTCCAATTCCTCCCGTCAGCGCAGCCAAGCGATCATTAAGTATTTCTTTCTGATATTCTGAGGTAGTTGAATCAATCTCTCCCTGAATCACTTTGATTCGATCCCAAAGTTCTGGATTTTCAGTCGCTCCAATGATGGTTGTTCGATCTTTAGTTACGATGACTTTTTCCGCTCGTCCACACACCTCTTTCGTTTGTTTATCGAGTCGCATTCCTCTCTCCTCCGAAATGATGGTTGCTCCTGTCAATGCTGCCATATCAAGAAGGAAGTCTCGTGCCGGAGAGGCAGTATATGGATTACGAACACATGCGATGTTGGCAATTTTGTTGACGGCATTCTGAGCGAGAGTCCCAAGAGCAACTCCATCAACGTCATCGGCTATGATTAGAATGTCGTTCCCCGTTCCAATTGAGTTTAATAGAGAAATAATCTGCTCATTAGTACTTATCTTTCGATCAACTAGAATGATGTAGGGATTTTCAAGAATTGTCTGCATCTGCTGATGATCATTGACGAAATATGGAGAAATAAGACCTCTTTCAAATCGAGCTCCTTTCACCACCTCTTTTGAATAGCCTAGCTGTGCCCCCTTTTCAACTGTCACTACCCCCTTAACACCAACCTCTTTGATTACTTCCGCAATTAGCTTTGCAACTTCAGGATCTAGTGATGAAATGTTGGCAATTTTTTCAATATCATCTTGAGATACTTCTCGTTTAATATATTCAAGTTGTGCAAGTACTTCCTCCAATCCTTGAGTCAGTCTCTCTTTTATTTTTCGACTCTTTGAGCTGTCTTTCCCAAGCTCTTTGAAGGCTTCAGTGAGAAGTGCTTGAGTAAGAACTGTCGTTGTGGCCGTTCCGTCTCCACCTTCGACCGATGTTCGAACACCCGCTTTGCGGAGCATTTGAAGTCCAATATTTTCGTATTTATCTTTAAAGTCAAGCTGTCTAAGGATCGTTACTCCATCATCACATTCAATAGGATCCAAGCCAGGAACCTCAATGAATGCTGTCATCCCGACTGCTCCAAGTGTTGGTCGAACAGCATCACACGCCTTATCAATTCCAGCCTTGACTCTCATTCTTGCTTCGTGTCCCTTTAGTATTTGTTTGCTCATAGAATGGCTAGAATATCATCTATATTTACAATCTTCATCTTTTGTCCTTCATGATCAATCTCTTGAGTGTCAGGAGAGTATTTGGCAAATAAAACAATTTGTCCTTGTTGAAATCCTCCCTCAACGAAAGGAGAGACAGTTGAGGTTCCTTTGAGGGCAAATGGATCTTCTCCAACTTTCTCAATCTTTCCTTTGTAAATAAAAGAATCGACAACATCGACTGTTTGAAATCCCTCCTTCGCTTCCTCCTCTATTCGAGAGATAAGAATTCTATTTCCTAGTATTTTCATTATATTTTTTTATAAAGAAGATTATATCCAGTCTCGAAAGGCTGAATGGTATCCTTGTAATGAGCTCCTCGATCCCTAAGTACTGCCTTTGATTTGACCCAATACCCATCTCTGTGTTTGTCGGTAATCAATCTGATACACCAATGTCCCTCAAAGCATTTTGTTTTGTAGAAAGCGATAAACTGATTTGGATTACTCCAGTCAATTTCCACCTCCTTGATACTCTGCGCCTTAAAGTCTTCCCCGCACTTTACACAATAGAATTCAGTTAAGACAAATGGCTTTGCATCCTTTATTAAATCCTGTCTCTCCGCCTTATTCTTTTCCCTCTCAAGGTGGTAGGTTCGATCGTCAGCTTTCTTCTCCTGACCCTCAATAAGCATTCGGATGTGGTAATGATCTTCGATTAAAGGTCTTGGAGAATGTTCGTATTTCATATCATTTCTTTCACCAGCTTCTTTAGAAATTCCAATGTTTCTCCCTCAATAGAAATGTACCTATTCCCAAAATCATCACTTTCAATCCAGATGTGAATTGCATTTTCTTCTTTTGAGAGATTTATATCTTCTGCTTTTGGAAGTATCCATTCACTCATAGTCCAAAAATTCCTTTAATTCCCTTCTCTTCATTCTCAAATTGTTTGAACTCCTCTTCAGATCCTAAGGGAATAAATACAGCTTTCCCGTCTCCAGCATCAGGAATGGCTTCAATTTGCTCCTCTGTCAGATTGTTGAGAATTTCCGGATCTTTCTGACTCAGTTTCCACATTCTCTTGAGGCGTTTCAACATAGGATTTGGTTAGTAAACTCTTAATTTCCTCCTCCATCTCTCGGACCCGTTCTCGAACTTCTGTACTAAAGATAAAGTTGTAGGTTGTTTTATTTTCTCCTGGAGGCTTTTCTTGAACTACTCCAAAGATTGCTGTCGCGTGTTTTAATCCCTTATCAATTGCTTGATAGTCGTCTTTCTTAAATCTATCTTTAGCTTCGAGTAAGACATCTATCTTTTTGGCTATCTTCTGGGGCGTAATTCCTTGAGCAAGGAGTGCCTTCTTTAATCCCATCTCTTCTAAAGCCGTTTGAAATCCCTCTGATTCAATTACTCTTCCGGGAGATTCTGAGACTCTTCCATATCCCTCTTCGCTAAGGATTTGTCCAAGTGGAGCCGGGTTAGGACTAAGAAGATTCTCCACCACTCTCTTTGCTGCTCTTCTCTGCTTCGGAGTTGGGTTGGTTGTCCTCTTCTTTCTTGGCTTCTTGTCCAGTTTCTGTTCCATAAGGGGTTGGGACTCCTGGAGATCGCATCAGTGTGATTGTTGATTGAACTCCCATATCCGCATTGTGTTTAATTAAAACTGCCTGAATGTCTTTGGTTAGCGCATCGATCTCATCTTTGGTCAAAGTTAAATCTTGAAGTTGTTCTGACATAAATAAAAATAGTTATTAAAAATGATTGTATTTATTTGAATAGCGTCATTTGTTATGATTTGCTTAATTATAATATGGCCGACGTCTGGTATCGATCCAGACCTTATTTCCTGCGTAAGCTCTCTTAATATAGAAAGTGAAGAGTATTGCAGAGGAAGTAAGACTTCCTAGTGTCGGTATGATGGCTTGAGGTCTGCATTAAGGTTGGGGACTCCATCATTCTCGATGGGATGCGATGTACTATTCGTTTTATTAGAGTAAGATATTTTATATATGGCAATGCAGAGGAGAACCAATATGTAAGGTACAAGCCATCCACATATAGTATACTAAATAGTCAACAATAAGAGCTCTATCTCTCGGTGGATAACTGGGTAGTTGGGAAAGCAGCCTTTTTGAGGCTGCTTTTTGCTTGTCTTTCCAAGCGGCCAAGATTTGATCACCTCCTTTTCAGGATTAGGATCCAATCGGGATCCAACCACACGTCGTTGATTATTTGGACGATCTGCCATGGAGGATGATTGTGAAATAATCCATGCCAATGACGATGTTCGTCTTCAGAAACCATTGAAATGTTTCGAGGGGCGTCATCCCCACCATTGGATTTACATTTCCGATGATGAGTACTCTTCTTCGGCTTCATGTATGCCTCCAGCGAATGTCCCAGACCTTCTTGGGTACCTCGTTTTCGAGCACATGGATTTCAAGTGCCTCGAAGTTTCCCCCCGAGACATCACCGACAACCATGTACTGCTTGCCCTCGTACTCCATGAAGAGACAGGTGCGCTCGCCGCACCGTGCCGTCTTGACCACGTTTCCTTCAACGAGTTCGACGGGGGTGATGGCGAGTGCGTTCGTTACCACAAATGCGAGTACTGCGATAAGGTATTTCATTCTGCGTCCTCCTCAAGTTGGCGATACTGAAAAATGACATTTACTCGCTCGACGTATGTTTTGTCGAACCACTCTTTGACGCACTTTGAATCGTTACAAATCGGAACACCAAGACTGTGCGACGATGTTTGATATCCACAGATATAGCATTCATCGAGGTAGTTTTCCATACTTTCCTCCCGTTAGTTTCAAAAGTAGATTTACATACACCTTGATGACTCTTTCGCGTACGGGCCCATAAAAACAGTCAGGATGGTAGGCGAGAGTTTCACCACTCTCGAAGTCGTAGAAGAGTGTTGGTCTGCTACCAACCTCTTTTTTACAATGATTGCAGATCAACACTGGGTCCCCCTTTCAAAGAACATAGATAGAATAATTCTTCTCTTTCATTATCTCATTATTTTGTTCTATCTACTCCTTTCGTGGGGTGCACAACTAAATTCTTTTATTGCAATTACAACAATAAAGACGATCGTCCCACCCTATTGATTCGTATGTTTTGGCGTAGCAACAAGAAGATCTGAATCCTAGCCAGATCATTAATTTTCTTATCATTTTTTCTTTTTCTTATTCTCTTTTTTTATCTCTTTTGTTAGGTAAAAATCGACATTCTTTTCATCTCTGAGTCTACTTTTTTCTGCCAAATTTTTCTCCAACTCCTTTTGTCCCTCTTCGATTGCTGCCTTCATGGCGTCAAGAATTCTGAGCCAAGGACGCATGTAGTTTAGTTCTCGATTGTTGAATAAATACTTCTTTCCTCTCCATCGATTTGCTGAATTCATTGGGTCTACTTCAACTAAGCTTAGAGTGCCACGATCGTAATCTATCAAAATAGACACCTTTATTTCGTTAGTTTCAACTGTTCTTACCTCCAGATGTTTTGTCATAATTGAATCTATTTAATAGGTTTGTCTTGTAATTTTTCAACAATCGCCATTCCCTTCCCCGCAATAGGAGCAACTTTGTATCGAGTTCGTCCGTACGCTTGTTTGATTTCCAAGATTTTTACTTGGATCCACATACCCTTTATCTCAAAGTATGCACATTGTCCTTCTTTATACATGAAATGATTTGTTACTTATAATTCATCTCATATAGTATCAGACATTCCCCTATCATTGGCAAACTTCATTGTGTTCATAACTATAGTTGACAGGAAGAGGGGGGTGGAGTACACTATGAATATTAAAAGTAATGTAAAAATATTATGTTGGAAAAAGAATGGGATGAGGAGGATCAAGATCCTGTCTTAGACCACACCTATTTAGAAAATCAATCAATTCAAGAGTTGGCTGAAGAGGCCCTCAAGTCAGAAGAAGAAATCCAAAGAATTATAATGAACGACAATAATCAATAATTATGAAACTAACCATAACAAATGGCACAGTTGTAGTTGAAAGTGAAAATAAGAAGGAAGCCTCTGAATTATTCAATCGATATTTTGACACCGCATCTCCAAGCGGAGAAGTTAAGGTTGTTGTGAAGAATATTAAAACTCCCAAAAAGCACAAGAGACACCTTTTTGCAAAACGATGTCGATATTGCGATCGAGCTTGTAAGGGAGGAACAGGATTGTCTTCTCATGAACGATCGTGTGTGAAAAAACAAACATCTTTCACTCCCTCCAACATTCCAACAAACCTCTTAAGTTAATAGAAATATAGAAAAAACATTATGGCGAAAAAAACAGCAACAATGAAGCTTGGGAAAGCAGACTACGCAAAAGTTCCCGACAGAGTAAAAGAGTTCAGAACTGCACACCCAGACGGAAAGATCGAACAAGACAATATTAATCTTCCAGATGGACAAATTGAGTTTAGAGCTTGGATTTGGAAAGATAAAACCCAACTAATCGAACTGATAAAGTCTGGCGTAACGAACACAGCTGTTCTGCGATCCAGTTCCGACTCAAATGGAACGGCCAAGAAGGCTACAAAAGACGTCAAAGATTTTGAAAAACTTGAAACTATTGCGGTAGGACGAGCTTTGGCAATGCTTGGATACCTTGCGAGTGGAGAGATAGCCTCAAGTGAAGAAATGGAGGAGTTTCTTGCAGATAAAGAACAAAAAGCTCAGGAGGAAATCAATGAAATAACTGAAAAGATTGGTGAATGTAAATCTGATTATGCACTTGCAAAGTACTGGCTTTCACTTCCTGGAATCTTCAAAACTAATCCTGCAGTATTCCTAGCCAAAGAGGAGAAGAAGAAGAGTTTTAAGAAACCAAAGGAAGAAGAGGTCTCTCCTGAGGAGGGGATAATCGAAGAGGAAACACAATGAAAATAATAACATACGACAGTCGAGAGGAGTGGCTCAAGGGTCGCCTTGGCAAGATCACAGGATCTAAACTCAATGAGGTGTTCTCTGTCAAGGAGGTAACAAAGGATGAGATTTCGAAGATTCTAGATCGAGAAAAAATTGAGTACAAAAAGAGCGAAAAGAAGGAAGTTTTGGAGCAATTGGTTCCAGAAAAATACAAATCAGAACTTCTGGGAAAGCGAGAGTATAAACTTGGATTCTATGAAGTATTGGCAGAACGATTGTCTGTTCCCGAAGAGGGAAATGAGACACCAATAGATCGCGGAACTCGACTTGAAGGACCAGCTCTTGACGTCTTTGCAGAAATGACTAAAAAGAAAATCAAAAATGACTTGATTCTTTGGGTCTCTGATGAGGATGAGGGAATGGCCTACTCACCTGATGGATGTATTTCACCCAAGGAAGTCGTTGAGGTAAAATGTTTGTCTTCTGCCAGACACTTAATGGCATACTTCGAACAAACAATTCCTTCTGAGTATGTCAAGCAGTGCTTGCAGGGATTTATAGTCAATGAAAAGCTTCAGATTTGTCATATTGCCTTCTTTGATCCAAGAATTCCATCAAAACCTCTTCACTGGATAACTCTCAATCGGAAAGATCTTGTTTCGGACATTGAGATGTATCGACAACACGAATTATCAACAATTAAAGAATTAGAAGAAAAAGTTAATCAACTAGCATCATACTAAACATGCAAATTCGAATCTCAGTGACGGACTTCAAAAGTAAAAGAGGATACAACACTCTTGTAAAAAAACTCAGCAACAATGGTATTGGATATGCAATTGAGTATGCCAAAGCACCAAAGGAGCGACTTTTGGTTTCTGGAAGAAAGGATCAAATATTAAAAGTTCTTGAATTAATATAAATTATGTCAATCAATCTAAATGTGGCAATTGTGTCAGGACGCCTTGTTCGAGATCCAGAATTAAAAGCACTCCCAAGTGGGGTTTCAATTTGTAATTTCAGTCTAGCTACCAATCACATCTATACAAAAGATAGTGAAAAAAAGGAGTCGGTTGAATTTCATAATGTCGTCCTGTTTGGGAAACAAGCAGACAACACGGCTCGGTTCCTCAAAAAAGGATCAGAAGCTCTCGTTGAGGGTCGCCTTCAAACTCGATCTTGGGAAAAAGATGGCGTAAAGCACTACCGAACTGAAATTGTGGGAGACTCAATACAATTTGGATCCAAACAATCATCTCAAAACAACGATGTTGAAGAAGAGAATAATGAGGAAGAAACTCCAAAATTAAAAACAAAGAAGATTGAAGCGCCTGAATATCCAGAAGGTGAGATAAATCCCGACGATATTCCTTATTAAAATGAGGTGTGCATAACTGAAGTTGTTTCAAAACCAAAGTATGAGATACTTGTCGGATGCAGGTATTAAATGTAAAATGCGTCTTGGATATAAACAGCAATGTTTGTATCTACAACGCATTTAATACCGCCGAGAGAGCCCCACAGTCTTAAAAGCTGCGGGGTTTTTTCGTGTGTTTGACAATTTGCAATGTCATAGTTCTCACAATCTATGAAATAAATATGTGAAATCTGAACAAGGTTTGTTTGCAGATATAAAGTGCCCGCAATGTCCTCTCTGACAACGGGCGACCTCATCTGCACGCAAATCTCCTCGTTGGAAGAAATAAAAATAAAGCGGTGCGTTGATAAGCAACAATCTTAGCTGGAGGGAATTTTTTCTAAACGTGTCTACATTGCAATACAGAAAAAGAATCATGTCCTGAAATATGGTATGAGGGAAATAAAGAGACTATATCTAAAATGTCTTGGATAGAAATTGAGCAAAAAGGATCCACCAAAACAAAGGTGTCTGTTTTGCATTTGAGGAAGCTTGCTAGAAAAAAGAGGGAGCTTTCCAAAAATAAAAACACATTTAGTTATGATGCCTTTCTTGTGGGGCAAAGATGGCAAAGCTTCAAGAGAAAGTATTGGGAAAATCATGAAAAGAAGTGTATAAAATGTGGCTCATTATCCAATGTTTGCATTCATCACAAAACCTACAAGAATTTTAAGAGAGAAAAGGAGGAGGATGTTGTGGCTTTGTGTGAAGGTTGTCATAAAAAATTCCACAATAGATTTGGCACTCAGAAAGACATGAGAAAAAACACCGACTACTTCTTGAGGGAGTAGTTATGCACCTTTAGATTTGATTGTCCTATACCAATCAAGTATACTGAAGGTTGGCTCGTTCTTTGAAAAGGAGAAAGAAAATGCTTAAAGTAAATGAAATCTTTGGACCAACAATCCAAGGTGAAGGAAAGAATGCGGGGAAGCCAGTTGTTTTCCTCCGCTTGTCGCAATGCAATCTCCACTGTATTTGGTGTGATACTCCTCATACATGGAATTGGGAGGGTACGAAGTTTGCTCACCCAATCAAGTTTGTCCAAACTGAAGAAGAGCATCTGATGTCAGTTGATGATGTTTTTTTGAAGGTTTTGGAAAAAAGTGGTGGAGAAATCGAGTCGTTGGTGATCTCGGGCGGCGAGCCCCTTCTTCAACAAAAAGAACTAACCGACCTGCTTCGCGTCTTGAAGTCGATTGGTTGGTTTGTTGAAGTTGAAACCAATGGAACGGTCCCACTCCGACCTGAGTTTGCAATTTTGATAGATCAGATCAATTGCTCTCCCAAGTTGGCAAATTCGTTGGATCCTGAATCGCTTCGAATCAAGAAGAAGACGTTAGAGCAACTTGCTTCAAATTCTAAAGTCAACTTCAAGTTTGTTGTGTCAGATGAAGGAGATGTCCCTGAAATCTTGTCGATTGTTGAACTGCTTCGGCAGTCTGGCACTCCTGAGATTCGTCTGATGCCCCTTTGTCAGACGCGGGAAGAACTCGAGATGAGAGAACTTCTCGTCAAAGAGTTGGCCCAGAAGCACAACTTCATTTACTGCACACGGTTGTCGATTTTGATGTCGGGGACCAAGCGTGGTGTTTGAATTCGGGGGAAGAAATTCCCCCCTCTTTTCTACTTTCTAAATCGGAATCACCAGCCTTATGGGTGCCTGACAGGGAGGAGCTCTGTTTGGTTGTAGACAGCCAATACAAGGTTTGGAAAGTAGAAAAGAGGAGTGTGCATAACTTTTGTAGACAAAATAATCGCCTATCTGTATACTTTATACATTACAAGATAAGTATTAAGAGATGTTAATTACCAAAGAAATAGAAATCGACATGGGTCACCGTGTCACAAATCACAAATCGAAGTGCAGTTCACTTCACGGACATCGTTATCGAATTGAAGTAGGAGTTGATGATAAAGTAATCACAACCGAAGGATCTTCGGACGAAGGAATGGTGATAGACTTTGGAGATTTGAAAGAAGTTATGATGGAAGTATTGGATGCTCCATTCGATCATGGAATGGTCTTATGGCTCAAAGATCCTCTTGTTTCATATATTCTAGCAGATGAAAAGACTAAGTGTCACTTGGTTGGATTTATTCCAACGGCAGAAAATCTAGCTCGGTATTGGTTCTATCTTTTGAAGCCAAGATTGGAGGAGAGAGATGTTAAAATTAAACACATTAAAGTTTGGGAAACTCCATCTAGTACCGCAACATATGAAGAAACTAACTAAAGCAAACGGAAATATATTCCGTTCAGAAGAAGAAAAAGAATCAATGGTCCTCAGTGCATCACATCATTATGGGTTGTTTCTCAACGCTCTAGGATTCGATTGGGAGGCCGATTCAGCAATGAAAGATACACCAACACGAGTGGCGAAGGCGTGGGTTTATGACTTAATTTCAGGATCTATGGCAAAAGAGCCATCTGATAAATCATTTCCAAACGAAGAGGGGTACACTGGACTAATTTGTCAAACAAACATTCCGGTTGTCAGTATTTGTGCTCATCATCACTTGCCATTCACAGGGACTGCTCATGTTGCTTATATTCCTGGAAAAACAATTCAAGACTCAGTGATTGGACTTAGTAAATTGAATCGAATTGTCGAATTCTATTCACGACGTCCAAATATTCAAGAATCTCTTACAAAGCAAGTTCACGATCATATTGACCGGCTATGTGTTGGGAATCGAGGAGTTGCAGTTGTCATTGAGGCTCAACATAGTTGTGTTTCTTGTAGAGGCGTAAGACATACAAGCAAGATGAAGACAAGTCAGTTGTCGGGGTATTTTTGGGCCAACGAAGTTGGTACAAGACAAGAATTCTTCAATCTAATTGACCAGGGGAGATATTAGAAGTAGAATGAAAGTATATGAAAAAAAATACTTTCACCCCAAAAAGGATCCAACAACAAAAAGAGGCAAGCAAAAGATACTACGAGAAAAATAAAGATTTGGTAAATGAGAGAGCAAAGAGATTTGCTTTAGAGAATCCCAAAGATACTCGGAAGTATATGAGGACACTGAGAGTTAAAAACAGAGAGGCCGCCCTTAGACAATACGGAGGAGAAAATCCAAAATGCAAAAAATGCCTACTTGAGGACAAAAGGGCACTAGACGTGGATCACATAGACGAAAACGGATCAACCCACAGAAGGGAGTTGGGACACTATTCGATCTATGCGTGGCTGAAGAAGAATAACTATCCAAAGGGATTTCAGATCTTGTGCAGAAATTGCAATTGGATCAAATACTGCGAAAGGAGGGAGAGAGAAAGAATTACGAGAGAAAATGCAAAATAATATGGAAAAACTAACCACCATCATCGTCCGATTTGCCATTGAAGGAACTCATCGATGGAAGGATGCAGAAGAAAAAGAGCCAGAGGTTGCCTTTCTTCAATTCCCTCACCGCCATATGTTTCACTTCGAAGTTCGAAAGATTGTCGAACACGACGATCGAGACATTGAGATTATCTTATTCAAGAGAGCAATCTTCGATTACTTAATTGAAAAATATGGATCCCCTTGTGATTTCGACACAATGAGTTGCGAGATGCTTGCAAACGAGATTGCAGACAAGTTTGAGTGTTTATCAGTTCAGTGTCTTGAAGATGATGAAAATGGGGCACACATAACAAGAATGATATGAATGAAAGATTGTCAAAGTTGATCAGTTTATTCTCTAAAATTGAAGGAGTTAAGATTTCTGGAGACTATCAAGTTCGAGGAACAACACTGAGGAAGCTTGCAGAGACAAATGGAGGAGGATACCAGCGAGTCTTGAAGTGGGCTGAAGGAAAAGCATATCCAAAGAAGGTTGTGGGGCCAGAACTGCCTGTAATCAGTGAGGAAATGCTGGAGATGAAGAATCAACTCAAGGGAGCTTGGGAGGTTATGGTGGGAAGGAATACAAAGTATGGAGACTCGTGGAAGGTTTTGAGTATTCCATCAATGGCAAATCTTGTGGAAATGAAGATGCACCGTATAGCAAATATGACCGAGAAGGAACTCAATCCAAAAATCATTGATGAGGCAGTTGACGCAATCAATTATGCAGCAATGATCTTATTCAAATTAAAAGAAAAAGGAATAACATATAAACATGATTAAAGTATCATTCATTGCTCCAACGAGTCTGATCCCACAATACGGGAACCAAGGAGATTTTCATCTAGCACTCGCTCATCTTCTTGGGCCAGTCAATGAGACTCCTAACGAGTACGAACAAGCGTTGATCAACTCAGGACTTCCAATCATTCTTGACAATGGACTATTTGAAAATAAAGAATCGGTCCCAGTACGAGAATTAATGGAGAAGGCTGTCCACCTCAACGCAACACATGTCTTTGCTCCTGATGTTCTTTTTGATCGAGAGGGTACAGAGGCAAATATTGAGGAGGCTTATGCAGTTCTAGAGGAGATTAAGGCAGACTTTCCAGAATGCCAAACAAAACTTGCAGCAGTTGTTCAGGCAAACAGCGCTGATGATTTTCTAGCAAGCTACCTTCTCATGGCAGACGATCCAAGAATCGATCTGATAGGGTTATCCATTCTGTCTGTTCCACATTCATTTAAGGAGATCTCAGGAACTGACGACATTACAATCAATCGAATTATCTGCCTCAAGAGACTCAACAAACTTCCAATTCATAAAGACTCACACCTTCTTGGACTTGGAGACTCATACGAAGATGTTGCGTTTGCAAACGAGCATTGTCCTTGGGTTGTTTCTCACGACAGCTCATCTGCTGTCTGGAATGGAGTTCAGGGGAAGAATATTCACTCAACATCTCTCAAGGTTGCTGGAGGTAAAACTAAAGTTCATGTCGACTTTGCCTTTGGGGATGAGTTGACTGAGGTACAAGTGGCCGACATTACACACAACATTGAAGTCGTTAAATCAATCATTAAATAATATGCAAATCAATCCACGAACAATCCTCGATCGAGGAATCATAAAGTATTGTGAAACAACCAAGGTTCAGCAGGTAGGAGTAGATCTCTCAATTGGACAAGACTTTGTCGTCAAAGTGGGCGAGTCGAAGAATATCAACTTCCGAGAAAGCATCAAGCTTCCTGACAACATGTATGCACTGTTCTATGTGCGATCATCATGGAGTCGCAAGGGAGTATTTGTAAGTTCTGGCGTCTACGATAGTGGATATGAGGGAACGATTGGGTGCACCATCTACAATATGTCTGGAGAAGATGTTCAATTTACAGAAGGAGATCGTATTGGGCAAATGATTTGTTATTTGGCTGATGCGGCAAGTAGTTACAATGGTCAATTTCAGGGGAAATAATATGAGAGTAAAAATTAAAATATCGTCAGGGAAAATCCTCGAGATTGAGGGAAAGATTCTTGAGAAGAGAGAGTTGTTTGGACGCAAGGAGGCTCTGATTGATGGGAAGCTGTCGAAGCCTATCTGGGTGACTATTCCAAAAAAATGAAAGGAATAGATTTCTCCGCATTGAAGGAGAGATTGAAAAATCCAACAGACGATCTTCCAAACTTCCCATACGAATTTTGGGTAAATAAGACAGCAAAGCTATTGAAAAAACCCTACATTCAAGTTCATGGATTAGTCGCAAAAGAAGGATTGACACTCGAGGGGATCACAAGGAGATACAACAACGCAACAAAACACAATGGAGACATGCCGTCGGAAGTCTATTGGTGGTGGAGGAGAAAGGTTGAATATAAAAATGAAAAAGAAAAAAGTATACCCAACAAACAAAAGTGTGCACCTTCTCGGGAAGGTAGCAAATCATGAAGGCAAACTCAAGGTTAAATTAAATGGACCTCAGTACTTGGATCACTTCCTCAAGAATCACACTAAGGTTGGAGATGATGTTTTGATGGTTGTGACAGCAAAAAGGCCAAAAAGGTCAGCTTCTCAAAACAACTTCTTTTTTGTCTATTTAGATTTAATCTCTCTCTCATGTGGACACTCAATTGAGGAGCTCCATAAGTGGGTCAATGGGTACATCTTGGGACAAGGAATCACTGAAGTGTTTGGCCAGAAGGTTCGTATGGTTGGAAGTACTTCTGATCTCAATATCAGTGAGTTTTGTGAGATGATGAATAGAATTTTTGAAGAGACTGATATTCCGATTCCAGATCCTGAGCCCTTCAATCTTCCTCTGACGTACAATGAGTTTGGAAAATTAAAACTAGATCAGCAAATTCAGTATAAAAAAATGAAAAATAGACTTCTCGAGAGGAATTTGTCTAATTAAGTGCATATTTTGAAGTAAATGACTGTTCATAACTATAGTTGATAGGGATAAGGAATGGGAGTATGGTGTATGTATACAAGTATAAGCAAACAATATGAGAAAACAACAAAACCAAGGCTACGAAATATACAACACCTTCAAACGAAGCCCTATCGAGAACGATTGGTACATCATCCCCCTTGTTATTCTAGGCACCTTCCTCGCCGTAACCCTATACGCAGGAGTAGATTTGGTCTTTAATGTCATGGTCGAGTTTATTGGAGGGTTAATGGTGAACTAACATGACATTCATACAAGAGAAGGTGGAGGCTCTATTTAAAGACGACTCAATTCGCAGTCGCAAATTTGAAAACAAAATAAAGAAAGCCCTCACTGAAGCTCTCGAAGAAGGCAAGCGGATGGCCTGTGCAGAGATAGAGAAGAGGGTGGAACAGACGCATGGCTTTACAAGCCCAAATTCAGTTGAAAGAATCATTAAGGAACGTGACATCCTCACCATTACCAAGGAGATAGCTAACAAATAAATATGAAATACAAACAAGAACTACCTGTAAAAGTTGAAGCACAATTAGACGCATACATAGAACGTATCAAAGCGATTAAATGGTTCCAACCAAGTAGTGAATTAAAACGTGCAGAGATTGACACCCAAGTAAACCTTGCCCTTAAGGCATTTGGTGTAGAAGCATCTATTGAGTATCGAACATTAAAAACACCACAAGATTGGGATGCCGCTTGGGATGCCGCTCGGGATGCCGCTCTGGATGCCGCTTGGGATGCCGCTTGGGATGCAGCTTGGGATGCCGCTTGGGATGCCGCTCGGGATGCCGCTCGGGATGCCGCTCTGGGTGCCGCTTGGGATGCCGCTTGGGATGCCGCTTGGGATGCCGCTCGGGATGCCGCTTGGGGTGCCGCTTGGGGTGCCGCTTGGGATGCCGCTTGGGGTGCCGCTGCAATAAATACTAAATTACAGGATAAAACAATGCTTAAATTTATTGAAATTGAAACCCCCTTATTGGAAGCTTTAGAATTTGGTTTGGGATATTTCTTTCCCATGAAAGATATGCTAATTATTGTCCCTTGTCCTTCTTTTATTTTTAACAATAAAAAACAATTACATTCAGAAGAGACAATGGCTATATCATGGAAAGATGGAACGGGGTATTATTTCCTTGATGGAGTAAAATTAAAAGAATCTGTTTGGAAAAACATTCTCTCTCGTTCTATGTCTTTTGAAGAAGTTGCCATGCTTAAAAATATAGAAGATCGTATGGTCGCTCTTAAATACAACCCTAATGCTCTTCTTAAAAATGCGATTTTACTTGACAAAACAAAGCGTAACGAACTTTGGCTTATAGAAGGATTTGGTACAAATTCACAAAACAAAATTGATGCCTTTTTTCTGAAATATACTTGTCCTTCTACAGGTAGAGTTTATACAAAAGGCGTTCCTGTTGAAGTTGGCAAACAAAAAGATGCTGACGAAGCTCAAGCATGGAGCCATTGGCTTTCAAAAGAGGCTTATCAATTATTAAATGAGTCTTAATGAAAGACAATTTTTGTGATAGTTGTGGAGATGTTATTGAATGGGGATGGAATGACACAGATATTCCAGAGTTATGTAGGTTTTGTAAAGAGGAGGGTGAGAATGGATAGGTATATTTATTAAATTAAGGTAAAATAATAGTATGAAAATACTTGTTAAAAATTATTCTTCTCGTTCTGAACTTGAACAAGATGTAAAGATAAAAAAAGAAACTCAACCTTTGACTATTGAAGGAACAATAGAACAACTTGAGAGACTATCTTTATCTTCTAAAAGATTAGTCTTTGGCATTCAATGTGTTGCTACAGATGAAAAAAAAGAAATAATACTTGCACCCCCTAAACCTAATCGTGGAGAAATTTTTGAAAGTAATCTTAATAATAAAAAAATAAAATTCAAATGAGGAAAACTGAAACTTTGCTTCATGGTGAAGCTAGAGATGCAATCTTACGAGGTGTAAATGCTGTAAATGACGCTGTTAAATTAACTCTTGGAGTAGAAGGAGCCAGTGTATTATTACACCGTTCATTTAATCGTGGTTCACGAATAACTAATGATGGCGTAACTGTTGCAAAATGTATAGAACCAAAAGATGAATTTGAGAATCTTGTCGCTACCTGTTTCAAAGAAGGGTCTAGTAAGACAGGTGAAAGAGCTGGAGATGGAACAACAAGCACTTGTGTCATATCTGCAAAACTTATAAATGATGTTCTTTCAAAAACAGATCAAAAACTTAAGACTCAATTCACGGGTATTTCTTCATCTAAAGTCGGAGTTGTTGCTATAAAGAAAAAGATATTAGCTTCTATTCCAATTATTAAAGCTGAAATAGCTAAAGTTACGAAGAAAATAAAAACTCAAGAAGAATTAGAACATATTGCCAATGTATCTTTGAATGATAATAAGGAAGTAGCAAAAATTATAGCAGATATTATTTGGAAAACTGGAGAAAACGGTTTTATAACTCTCTCTGATGGCTTTAAGGGATTATTAGAAACAGAAATCATCAAGGGTTCAAGATTCCCTATGAAAGTACCCCATGTTAATTTTCTAACTAATCCTGAAAGATTTGAAATGGTAGCAGAACAAGCTGATTGTGTTGTTACTAATTGGAAACTTGACTCTATTCGTGAATTTGGGAATTTATGGAATGGGATATGTAATTCTGATCCTAAAAAAGTTAAACCTAAACTTATTATTTTTGCTAGTGATTTTTCAGATGAAGTCTTGGGACAAATGATTCAAATTATGTTTCCTATAGGTCAAGATGGTAAAAGAGGAGTGAGTGGTTTACGCATTTTTCCAGTTAAATGTCCGTCTTTAAGAACGGAACAGTTTGATGATTTAGCTGTTTTTTTAGATGCCAGATTCATAGATATAAATAAAGGTGATAAATTATCCCAAGTTAGAGAAGTAGATTTGGGTTTTGTTGATAAATGTACTGTAAAAAGTGTTGAAGATAGAGAAGATGCTGTATTACTGGGTGGTAAAGGATCAAAAAATACTAAAGTTCAAGAAAGAATAGAAATACTTAAACAACAAAGGGATTTAACAAAATTACATCCTTATAAATTGACAATAGACAAGAGGATTGCCTCTCTTTCCTCATCTGGCGGACTTATTCGTGTAGGAGCTTCAACAGAAGCAGAAGCGTTACCTTTGAAACATAAAATTGAAGACGCTGTTTTTGCTTGCCAAAACGCATTGAAATTTGGTTATGTTGAAGGTGGAGGATTGTGTTTGAAAAAGATTGCTGATAATTTATATAAAGATGAAAAATTTATATACGATGCTCTGTGTGCGCCATATTTTCAAATACAAGAAAATGCTGGAGAAGAAGTGAAAATTACCAAAAATATAATAGACCCTGCCCGGGTAGTTGAATTAGAAGTTGAATGTGGTTTTGGAGTGGCGGCTAATCTTATAACAGTAAAAGCAATAATCCCTGAATTTGATGAACACGATCCAAAAGATGGATATAAACTTATAGCGGAAGCTATACATCATTATAATTATTATTTTGCCAAAAGAGAGGGCTTATTAAAATCTGGTATTGATGAGGCTAAAACCGAACAGTTAGAGAGACAGGAAGCAAAAATACAATCAGAATTATCTGATTAACTTGTAAAATATTTTATTTTGTTTATTATTATAAAGTTTTATTTTTAATCAATTTATAAAATGGACAATCCAATAGAAGAAGTAGCGAAAGAAAATGTAGAAGCTGTTGAAAAGACAGAATCAGAAGAAAGTGAAGGACAAGGAGAATAGTTACATAGTTTGATTGGCTTAAAGCGTACCATTATCTATGGCTCGCTTTTTGCTTTATATATCTACTTATTTTCGGTTTTGTTGATATTGTAATGACCAATATCAACTATTTGACCGCCATTCAGAGTTGAAAATTAGAAACAGCCCCGTAGAGGATTACGGAGCTGTTATGGTTTTTGGCAGGTTTGTCTACTTGCCTCCTAAAAGTTGTCGTTCAGTATTGAGCCGAATAAATGTCATCACTTGGTGCAACGGAATGTTCGGCTTGAACTTGACCGCTAGTTTTTTCTTGTGTGATTTCTTTTTCATAACCTTGCGGAAGTTGTGTGGTTTCGCCAGACATTAAGTAATTGCCTCTACAGAGTAAACTACAATAAAGTCTGTCCTTGATTATGAGAAATGGCTGACTGATGTATGTACCACAGTAAGAACATTGTGCCATAATTCACCTTTGGTTTTTTATTCTATGTTTATTATAACACGCGATAGAAGAATGTCTGTAACTTCAAGACACCCTCATAGTATTTTTTCCACGAATCTAGTTGATAAAAAGTGTCTATTTTTCCTGTAAGACTATTGTTTGAAATTATGTGAGTTTTACCACAAATTCCCGCATGTCCTTGAACCTTAACTGTCCCATCATCATTTAAGATTTGAGGGGATATTATAATCGCTCCCACTTCGTATCCATCTACTCTATGAAATCGTGAATCACTTTCAAGTATCTTATACATCCGAGCCGTAGAAGCTCCTCCTCCTATCTCTCTACCAAAAGTCTTTTTATAAACAGCATTGAGTTGTAAGGCGCAAGATAGATGAGGAGGAGCAATGTTATGATCTACCAAATCAAGTCCTAAACATCCTTTAGCTGTGTAATAAAGCAATTTAGCATTATCTGTCCACTCATTTGTAGGTGGTAGCGGTTTAGGGACAACAGAAGGCGGAATGACTATAGGTATATTGTTTTTTTTTAGGATTCCTAGAAGTTCAGCTAATCTTCGTAAGAATAGGGGAATATTGCTACTGACTGTAAAAGTTGGTTTTTTCAAAGCTATATGATACCTCTTACAAAAGAGTATGCTGTGATCCCACGCTAGATGTTTAATGGTTGAGCTTTCTTCTTCGTACGAGTCATTGACTACCCAAAAATTATTATTCAAAAAATGAACATAGTTAGTCCAGTGGTTATTGGATAGACTTTTATCCACATATACCCCATTTTCTTTGTACCATGCCGTTACGGAGATACTGGGAGGGCATAAAGTTAAAGACTCTTTCATGTTTTTGATCCTAACCTCAAGAGAAGTACCCGGAGTAAAAACCCACTCATGGAAAAATTCAAATTTATCTAACCATTTTTTACCCGCTTCTCTACATGCCTTTTCATCTGCTCCTTTGAATGAATAGTATTCATCAACATTTTGCAAATCCTTTGAAAAAGGTAACATCTCCTCTGGTATCAATCCGTGTTTTCTTATAGCTTCTGCTACGATGTGGGGACTATTACCTGGGGGTTTAGTACCTGCTACAATTCCCAACCACCTGTCAGAATAATTGACAGTCTCTCCTGTGATGACAAATATCATCTTTTCTACTGAAGATAGGGTGTTGAAGCTAGTGCAATTATAAGTTTCAAAGTTAGCGTTTTGTATTTCTTTATCCACAAGATCAGACCAGTCTGCATTTGGGCGTAAAACCAGTTTTGGGACATTACTTGCTCCAAAAACATAGTCTTCGGCAAGAAAGACATCTGGTAAAAATCCTTTATTTTCAAAACCTAATTTCATTCTATTAGTTTAGATAAATAAGCTATTCCACCTGCAATAACTCCGATAGAGCCTATGATTGCTGCTATATAAGCTAAAACTTTCACACCACTTGAAAGCCATTCACGAGATTTATCTAGGGGTATAATTTTATTATTAAGTTCAGTGAGGATTGTATCTTGTTCGTTCAGATGGTTTTTAATAGAATCTAATTTACCATTTACTGTAATTTGTACCGCAGAAGACACGATTGTTTCAATAGATTTCTTGTCAGCAACATTTATAAGCATATCTCTAATTTCTCCAAAATTACGACTATCATCTAGTTCATGCTTGATTTGCCAATCGGATATTGTTTTGAGAGTTACTTCTTTTTCCATATCTAATTATTAGAAAGAGCTGGCACTATAAATACAACAGCCGATGATCCTCTCATACTTGCTCCTGTTGATGGAGTTGGAAATGTTGCAGGAAAATTAACAGCATCATAAGTTCGTGTTACTTGCCACGCACACTGCACAACACCAAAGTCTTGGTCAATTCCCATAGGACAAGCTATAGCAGAGTTAGTAGATGAACCACGCAAAGTTGGTGTTGCGACTCCTGTCCAATAAGCAATCCAATAAAGTTTTCCTACTTCAGGAGTCCAATTTACCGCACCAGTTATTCTTCCAGTAGCATCACTAATTAACTCGCCTGTAGAGGTTACGAGAGTGGTTGGAAAGAGAGCAGTAGATGAGGAATTTTCATATACGGCAAATCGTGTTCGTGAACCAGCACCACCTGCTGTTCCTACCCAACCTATAAGGGAGTTTACTTTACAATTTTCATGACATACCCACGGGAAAGCTACGATAGTGTTAATGATTGCACTTTGATTAGAAACAATCATAAACCCACCAGTTACTCCAGCTGGGTGATATAAGGTTGAGGTACTAATTGCTGTATTAGTAGTTGTTCCACTTTTGAAATCTGTTAATGACATAACAGGATTTTGCCATATAGGTTTACCTATAGTGGTAGAAGCGACAAGTGTTTGTCCGCTAAGACCTTGCGTTGATGTACCCGTACCACCACTTGAAACTGGTAATGGGTTAGTAAGTGATAAATCTCTAGCAGATAATCCTCCTGTTATACTTGTTGTTGCAGTAGTGGAATTAGTGCGCAAGTAATCAAACTGTGGACGAGCAGTATATGACGGTATCGTTCCATTACTTGTGAGAATAGTTGAAGAAGCACCTATGCCAAGTTGGGTTAAAGATGAGGGGGCAACACCGTAAAGTAGATCACCATCTAAATAAGAACTTAATCCTGTACCTCCACTTGCTCCAATAAGTGGGGTTGATAGGTTCAATGTGCCTGCTATGTAGACATCTTTGACCCGTTTAGTTGCCGAACCGATGTCTTCAGTATTAGTAGTTACAGGTAAAAAGTTACCAGTAGAGTCAATCCTCCACTGTTGAGTACCTGCTGTTTTGAAGATAATATCTCCCGAACTTCCAGCCGCTCCACTTATAGATAACTCCAAATGTTCATCACCTACCGAAGCTCTATTGTAATATAAATACCCTTCTTCACCTCCCAATTCTTTGAAGGACAACTTTGCCCCCTCCCCATCAGCACCATCAAATACAATCGTAGGTGTTCCACCACTCTGTAATGTAATAAGTTCACTGTCAGTTTCAAAACTGTGTCCGATATGTAAAGCAGTTGAAGGTGTTGGTGTTCTTAAACCAAGTCTCGCATTAGTATTGTCCCAGAAAAAATTATCGTTATTTTGTGCAACTAAACCACCAGTATTGGCGAAAAGGATAGAACCTGCTGTGAAAGGAGTGATGATTGACGAACCTGTACGAAGTGCGCCACCTGTAATAGTTAGTCCATTCGTGCTAGAAAGTCCTACTGTTGATACACCACCTGCAAAGGTGGAGGTGGCTGTACCAGTTACATTCAAAGATGTTGTTGCGGTAAGAGTTCCAACCGTGGGTGATGTAGTAGCTGAAAGTTTTGTTATACCTGATGTGGAGGTCGCATAGATTACTCCTTGATATGGTTTTATTATTAACTGATTTTGGTCAAAGACTTGTGCGTGAAGAGGTAAAGCAAAGAGTATAAAAAGTGATAGTAGTATTTTTTTCATTTTAATAAAGATAAGATACTAAAAAAGTATTACCTGCCGAGGCATTAGTAATGGTGATTGTATTTCCACTTCTTGTCCATGACTCTGTGGGTGTCAGTATTTGACCTTGTCTTGTAACAAACAAAATAGTTGAAAAGGTGTTAGTAAGCTGTGTTAAATTAAGTGTTACATTGTCGCCAGATTGAGTACCTTGCAAACTTTCAGTAAGAACATTCAATCCTGTAAATGAAGTAGAAATAGTTTTTGTGCCATCAGAATTAGACACTATTGTAATATTACTTCCAGCTTGGATAATATCACCCCCACCTCGCATGACAGATTTTTCTTTCTGTCTTAAGGGTTTATTTTTTAATCCCAAAGTGTAGTCTAACTTTTGAGTGTATCCTAAACTTTCTAAACCCCTTGCAATTTCTTCCCATGTTAGCTGTGGGGCAGTTTCTTTAATTTCTTTTATAATTTCTCTAGTTGTCTCCTTAATAGGCTGAATAATAGGAATTTCACGAATAGTCTCAATCCTTTCCACTACTTTTTCAACAACAGGGGGGGTGATTTTTTTAGAAGCAACTTCGGCAATGTCTTCTATGTCTTTTTGGGTAAGCATGTAATCTTCGCCATCAAGTCCTTCATCGCCTTGTTCTCCTTTAAGTTTTTCTAAATCAATTTTAACATTCTCAATTTTTCTAGCGTAATCATGGGTATCAAAAACAAATTCAGTGATTTTCTTTATTCCGTCTTCATGTTTAGAAAGAACATCCAATATAAATTTAGCAAATTTATCAAATTTCTGTGTAAGGTCTCGCACATCTCCAGTTTGTTTTTCAGAGAGTTTGAAGAACTGAAAGTAAGGAGAGGCTTGATATTCTCTTTTAGTGTCAAGTAATCTTTTGAGTTGCTCTTTGTCCATGAGTAAATTATAAACTATTATTTGAATATATCGCTATATGCACCTTGCAATTCTGGTGGTATTTTTATTATTCCATCCCTTCCCGCAAATTCAGCCATAAAAGCAAACCTTTCTCCTGCTAATTGTTCTTCATTTCTAATTTTATATACATTGTCTGTTTTCAAAAAATTCTCTATGTCTCTAACCATTGGTTCATTGAGTTGAGTTTCCCACACCTCATTAAATCTCTGTGGATTGAAGCCAATCCTATCTTGCATTGAGTGAACAAATTCGTGAAAAACTACATCTTCTTGCTGTAATGGTTCAAGACTTTTAGATGTATCACTCAAAAAGATTTTTTGTTTTCCACCTTTAGTTTCGGTAAGCAGAATACGATAAACAACTTCAGGAATTTTATCTCCAAATTTTTGTTCCAAAATATCAAACACCTTTCCACCAAAGGGAATATAATCAATAGGAACTACAGGACGGGTTGTTCCTACTATATTTTTTGCATCGCTAAAATCAGAAAATTCAGTTTCAGTTTTTTTTAGAAACTGTTTCGCAGTATCAGTGATTGGAAAAGTGTTTGATATATTATTTTTTAATTCTTTTCCTTTGCTAGATTCCAAAAATGGCACATTTTCAGTTATTGTTTCTGATATTTTTGATAACAATTTAGTTGTATTCTCTTTAGATATATTCAATCCGGCGCTAACTCCTAGAGCCGTAGCCTTAACAGGGTCTACAATTCCTTTGTTAAGTAGAGCGGGTTTAACAATGCTTTCTAATGTAGATGATTTAGGCACAGCTATCATGGGATTTGAGCCGAATGTAGAGTCAATAGAAATTACTCCGTCATAACCTTTAGTCTTTATGAAATCCGCAAAACTTACTTTTGGATCAAAACCGTGAGCTAATCTCCATTCTTTATATAGAGGATTTTTTATAAGATCGTCCCCCAAAGAGCGGAGATCAAGAACTTTCTTACCCGGAACAAAAAACTGTTTAAGTTCATTCCCATAAGGTGTTGCACCCTCTTTAGTTAAGGACAAATACTGACTATCCCCAAATTGCATACCGCCTCTTCCACCAACGGCACTGTGCATACCTGCCGAGCCTTCACCTCTAAAAGCTGTAAAGCCCTCTGGTATCTTACTTCCTTTAAGAGCATTTTCGTATGTGTTAAACCAATTCTGGACAGACACATCGTCAAACTTATCCCCAAGAGAATTCCGAGCTATTTCTTTTAAGTCATTGAATGATTTTGCTTCCGAGAAATCTATAGTTGAAAACCTCTTGGCTAAATCTTTCTTACCTTCATGTTCAAGCTGTTTGACTGCATTGTATCTGATATTATCAGCCGCATCTTGGGCTGTTTTTATAAATTCATGTGGAGCTTTTGCCCCCGCCAATCTTCCAAAAAGCCTTCCCGCTTCGTTTATAAAAGCTCCTTCTGTTAGAATCCTTGAACCTTCATGAATGGCACTTTGCACCTCATCTTCATTGCCTGTCATTTTAGCAACTACTTGACCTGTTAGGGGCAGGTTTATTGTCGGAAAAGGTTTGCCTGTTGAGGGGTCTTTTTTAATGGTTTTGTTCAAAAAATAAGCTCCCAAATGAGACAGTTGATTAACAAGAGATGGGCCGGCTGATAACGCTCCCTCCATGACAGATTCTCCAGTTTGTAACGGATTTGTAACAGCCTCTTTTACCACTTGACCTCCTGCGTGTGGCAATTCAGTTAAGACATCTTTAGCTGTTTCTATGGGCTTGTATTCGGAGGGTGTGGCAGGTTTTTGGAGAAGAATGTTTTTGAAAGTACCTTGCAAGCGTTCCCTTAAAGGTGGGGATTGATTGGAGATTCCTAAGCGCTCTTGGATTGTTTGACTTTGTGGAGGCATTGTGGTAATTTCAAATTATGATATTGCTTATACTATTTATTGTTGGTTGTGGAATTTTCGCCTTATTTTATGATTAAATTTGAATGTCAGGTTCCATCTTATTTGGATCAAATCTTTCTAATGGGTTTAGTATGGGAGTATTGTCTATATCTTGAATAATAAACCCTTCACCAACAGCGTTTCCTTGAGATCGTTGTTCTAAAATATACTGAACTATTTGCTGTTGTTCTTCTTTGTTTTTAGCGGCACGAATAAGAGACTGCTCTTGCCTCGTAAGTGGTATGGGATTTTTTGTAATAAAACCTTTTGTACCTTCACTCATAGTAAATCCAGCTTTTTGTAATTCATCTGCCAGAAGAGCCATTTTTTGTGTTTCTACTTTTATATTTTCTAATTTTATCAAAATTTCTTGCGCCCTTTTTGTTATTTCAATTAAATCAGCTTGAATTGGAGGTTTTACTTTGGGAAATCCAGCAAGAGCTTTCGCGGCGAAAGCGCGCACTGTTTCGGTGGATAATAATTTCTTTGTCACAAATCCTGCAAGAAACTTTGGACTAACAATTCCCGGAGTAATTGCAATCCAATCAGTAAGTGTCATTGAATTATTTGCACCTTGACCTATCATTTTACCAGCGATTTCGTCTCCAAGAAATTTACTTGCCTGTATCTCTTTGTTTATTTCACGAAGATTAACGAACCCATTATTGTCAGCGATTTCAAGTTGCGCCTCACGAATACCCGAGTCTCTATTTGTAGCTCTTTGAACTTGCTCTGAAGTTTTTGTCGGGTCTTTTTTGTATCCTGTTTTTATATTTCTCTCATAAAAACGCTTCACTTCACTTATTTCAGGAGCAGTAAGACCTTCACCTTTTGCTTTTTCAGCAAGCATAGAAATCCGACTAGCTTCTCTACTTTCAGTACTGATAGCAAATTCAGACGCTTCATCAGCTACAATTGTAATTCTTTTGTCTCTGAATGTTCCCGGGATTTTATCAAAAGCCTCATCAACATTTTCTCTTAATGATTTGAACCTTGTTGCAAGCTCTGTAATTGTCTGTTCTCTTGTCCCAATAATACCCCTATCAACAAGCCATTTTTCTGGAGAAATTTTTTGTTGTAATTCAAATTGTTGTCTTTTCGTAGGATTTAATCTATTTATATTGGCAACGATTGATTCCGATAAATTAGTACCGAGAGGGGCTAATTTATCACCTTGCTTTACTGCCCCTTCGACAATATCATTCTTGATTGATCTAGCTGTTCCCCTAGTCGTATCAATCGTATTTTTTAATACGCTTTTACTTTCTTGAACAGCAGTTTTAATAGCTGTTTCAGCAGGTTTACCTCCAACCATTAGAAGTAAGGCATCTCCCAAATTTCTTGTGTTTTTTGCAATATCAGGATGTTGCTGTTCAAGTTCATTAGCTTTTTTAGAAAGTACAGAAAAAACATCTGAAACTTTATCAAGAGTCCATTCTGTTATAGGTCGTGTTGCAAGCCATTGCATACCGGGAAGGTCGGAATATGCTTTTCCTATACCCTCGAGACCTGTTCCAACACTTTTCAAAAATGGTTCAGCAAGAGTTCTTCCCGCTTGAAAAATGGAAAAAGAAGCTCCTCGACCTAATGCTGCAGCTTTTCCAATTATTTTAGGTTCTTCTCGTATTGCTTTGAAAGTGTTTTCCACTTCTTGTTGTGTTTTAGCGTACTGTTCATTAAAACCCGTTTCTTCCCCAAGTTGAAAAGCCGCTTCTTTCAAATTCCTCTCGTGTGGATTTTCTTTCAGAGAATTAGCAATTTCATCAATGTCTTCATCCGTAGGTTCATTTTCAAATTCTGCCACATATCCGTTTTCAAATTCTACTTGATAACTCATTTTTTTATAATTTTAACTTTATTGCCACTCGCTGTAGTACGCATATTTCCTTCTAATTGAGATAACACTTGTTGATCTTTTACAATAATTTCTTTACCGTCGGGGAGAAGTTGTATCCACTTACTATCCTTTTTTTGAAAGGTTGCCTGTGATGGATTTCCCAAATCATCTACCGTATTTATTACTTTTACTGATTTTCCAGTATCATCCACCGTATCAATTATTTTTCTTGAACCTCCTGTAGACTGCAGAGCAATCGGAGTTTGATAATACAAACGAGCTTTTGATTTAAGTTGTTTTTCAACATCATTTCCTGCTAAATGAGTTTTATTGAGAGAAGGCAAACCTATTGAATTGCGTTCAGAATTCAAAACTACTAATCCATTTCTTTCTAATTCGTCTAATTTTTTCTTCACAACTGTTAATGTGTCAGTAATTTGTGGTATAGAAGGTTCAATTATCCTTTTCCACTCATTATCAGTCATGGCTGTTCCCGCTCTTTCCTTTTGAAGATTAGCTGTTAAATTAGTAAAATATGCTTTAAGTTCTTTTTGTTTTGAGGAATTAAATCTTCCGATCCAATTTCCCAAAGTACCCGCAACCGGGCCACCCGGAATAAAAAGTCCATTTTCATCTAACAATCCTCGTATTTGATCTGCTTTGGTTATTGCGAATCTAGTGCTAGATTCAGAAATAAAATCTGTTCCAGCTCTCTGTTGTGCCATTCCCATCATGTGATTTTCAAACTTCTGAACTGCCAAATCTTCTCTATTGGAATTTATAAGTGCCGCCATATTAGCTGTATCAGATTGTGTCCAATTCTTATCAAGCATCTTAAACATATCTCTCATTCCTGCGGCAAAAGGAGTTTCATTTTGAATTCTAAAGCCTGAAAGAGTATCGCCAATTTTGGAGGCAGGTACTCCCGCATCATAATTTTGTTTAATAATTGATTTGTAATAATCAGATTCAGCTACCGAGTTCCTAACCTGAATCGGAATTTTGTTCATTGCCGTCAATTCATAATCAAGGTACTCAAGACTTTTTGGAGATGAATCTGCTTTTGCTTTAAGTTCTTTATCTTTTGGAACATAAATCTCTTCAAGAACTTTCATCTCTTGTGGAGTAAGTTTGCTTCCATATTTTGCTTTGAAATTTAACCATCCTGTCTTTACAATCTCATCATATACAAACTTTTGTGACGCACCATCAAGTCCTGCACCGAGCAATTTCATCGTATCGCTACTTGTAAAACGATCTACCTTTTTGCTTTCAGGCTCTTTAACTGAAATATCATCAATATAATTCTTAATTTCATCTGTTGAAACTTTACCTTTAAGTGCTTCATAAATACTTGAAACAGAACCATCCGTACCGATAGCTGCATCGTGAATAAGCGTTTGGTTATTCAACTTCGTAGAATCTTCCACAGCTTTTTTATTAAGCGTAACTAAATTCTTATCAAATTCAGCAAGAGCTTTATCTTTTTCTTTACGAATATCCTGCAAACTTTCATACTCTTTCATGGCAAGAGTTAAAGATTGCTCATTAAAAGCATTATTTACCTTATTTATTGCATCTCGCTCTTGTGAATTTAATTCACTAACTTTTTGTAATCCCTGTTGAACTACACCTTCAATTTGTGAAGCCATAACAGTTGGAGCATATTGTCCACCTTTACGGATTCCAAGAGTTACAGAAGCGTTTTCTCTCCTACGATTTGATTCAACTAATTGATTGCGAAGTATAGAGAATTGAGAATAGATTGAATCAATTTGTGCTCTTTTACTTTCTTCCATTTGAGCTTTAATAGGATCAAGAGAAGTTTTTATAGATTGTTCTTGTGAATCAAAGCTTGTTATTAAATCATTTCTAATTTTTTCATTACTCAACTGTTCTGGTGTTTTAGTGCTATCAATTTGACTCTGAAGAATTTTATCTTCTGCTGTAGGAGGAATAGTTTTAGAAGTTTCTGTTTTGGGTGTAGTTTCTGGCTTTCTATTAGTATCATCCATTGCCTTATTAACAACCGCAACACCAGAACCAGACGATATTGTAGATACGGGTTGAATCTTTTTACTTTTTTCTATATCTTCAACAGATAAGGGTCTAGCCGCTCTACCTTCAGCAATATCTGTAATATATGATTCAGTACCTGTAGCAATTCTATTTTGCTCTCCAGAATCTCCAGTTTCGTAGAGTTCAAATAAATTTCCTTTTTGTTGAGTGGTGTATGCCATGTTTAATATGCTTTCCAAACAAATGTTCTGGTAGTACCAGAAGCCGCCCCTGCACTATCATTTGTACTCCAATTTAGAGTAAAAGTTGTTGTGGTAATAGCAGTAATTGAAGCCGCCACTTCAGTATTACCCTTTGCATCTGTGCTGAAAATTATATTTGACGAATTTGCCCCTTGTTCATTCGGCCATTCTTTACTGCTACAACCATCACCATTACCGAAATTCCTATAAATACTGTATCCGCTTAATGTTGAAGTTGAATATCCTGAACCAGAAAATTCTCCATTTATACTCCCTCCAGTACAAGTTGCTCCCAGTCTGCCTGAAAAATGAATTTCAATAAGTTGTGGTGCTCTACCTAAATTGTGAGTAATAATTTGATTACCAGTTGTTCCAGCAGGTTGTCCTGCATTTCCAGTAGAAACACTAGGAGCACCAAAAACTACTACCCCGTTAGCATCAACTGTCAAAGATGTAGAAGAAGCAGGTTGTGTAGATGGAAAATTCAAATATACTCCATTTATCTTCAAGCCACTTGATGTAGCCGACAAGTTATTTACTGTTGTTGTTGCCGCACCCAATCTAATCGTACCAATATCAAGAAGAAGTTGAGTAGCGCCCCCACTAGAAGAAGTAGCTATAAGTGTTGGATCAATAAAACCACTTGAATTAGTTACCACCACCCTATTACTATCACCATCCCTACGAGTTGAAGAAGATATTGAAGTATCAAGCACAAGAGGTTTTACAAGGTCAATAGGTAAACCTGCCGCTGCTTCTGCACCCGTGGCAAGTTCTACAATACCTCCATTGGTTACAGTTGAAGTAGCCGCACCTTGTGCCGCAACAGAATTAACATAAGCCCTTGAAGCAACCTGTGAGGTAGTTGTAGCGGCAGTAAAACCTGTGCCTTCTATGATTGGAGGAGTTGTAAAAGACCACAAACCACTAACAAACTCATCATTAGTTTTTGCCGTGTACTGATTGTGAAATTGTGGAGGATCAGAAAATATAACTGATGAATTACCACCATGAGCAAATTGAAGTGTGGTTGAAGCTGTAAAAGGAGGAATAGGAGAAAGCCCACGAGTACAACCAGAAAGTGTCGCTGTACCATTAGAATTTTGAACAACAGTAGTACAAGAAGCTATTTCCTGTTTACTCCTATTGCCCGGTTCAAGAGTTAGATAAAATGTAGTAGAAAGATCGGAATCTACGATTTTTTGTCCAGTTTGAGGAAGTGTTAATGAAGATAGAATTATTGAACTTGCTGATGATGAAACACCTGAACTAAAAAGTGTATATGTATGCCCCGCAGTTGGTAATACATTTGTTGCTCCTAATACGGCATCTTCATTTTGACTACTCACATACGAACTAATCAGCTCTGTGATTTGTTTACCGTAATCAGTCTGTCTTTGTTTAAGATTTTCTATTTCTACATTAGCTTCTAAAATTTCTGATTGATCTTTTTTTATTTCTTTTTTAAGTTCTGTATTTTTATTAAAAGTATCAATTCCAAAAAGACTGGATGCTACTAGAGAAACTATGGCTATAAAAGAGGCTATAATGTTCATGTTATTATTATATATTATTTTCTAATTTCAGTGGCAATTCTTGGTGAAATAGACACATCTACCGCTCCATGAGCAAGTATCGCCCAATATCTATCAGTTGAATTAGTGCTAAATATTGTTTGTAATTCAAAAAAATCTTCCGTAGCTTCTTCAAAAACAACTCTAAATTTCCTAGCATTTTGAGGAGTAGCCAATGCTCCGCCCAAATTATTTTGAGCTAAAGGGTCTTGTGCAAGCGAAGTTAAAATATCCGCTCCCACAATTATATCTTCATCTCCACCATCTATAGTTTCAAAAACCTGTTGTGTATGAGCATTGAAATCATAATTCAGAGTTAATAACAAATCATCTGTATTTGGAGTAATTTCACCTTCAACTAAATACTCGTTAAATTTCTTTAATTTTCCTCTATGTCCATAAGAACGATATGACAATTTAGCCAAGGCATTGATTGATACTTTTTCATCTTGTGCTGTATCAGAGTTATATACCAAATCGGATAAAGATTCATTTTCAGAATCCAACATTTTGAATACTTCAGGGGTGCTATTAGAAAATCCATGTAACCATCCATCTATAACTCCCCAAGCTCTTACAGCACCAATTTGAGGAGCCTGCCAAAATCTTCTTGTTCTACCGTCAGCATCTTCCAAAAATTCCAAAATATAATACCTAGAATTGGCAGGAGCAGAAAGAAAATAAGAATTTTTCCACCAAGTAGCGCAAGCGTTGGTAAAATCTTCAGCATCCATATCTGGCTTAATAGGATAAGACAATGTTTTGAGTTGTGCCCCCTCTATATTTTCTGGCTGTTCTAAAATCCTTACGGCAGGTTCAAAAGAAAGATAAATAATAGCATTTCCCACAGACACTATTGATTCAGGAGTTTGCGGTGTTTGATTTACTCCTGTTTTTAATTTTTTAACTTTCAGAGTCTCTGACAACGCTGACGAAACAGTATCTTGTTCAAATTCAACCTTAAAAGCATCAGATTTTCCACAAAACATTACAGGAATATTAGAAACAGAAGCCATACCCCTTGAAAGACCAGTTAAAGAAAGTAAGGCACCTTCACCAAAAGCTCTCGGAGTAGAGAAAGAAAAATCTGTATAATCATCGTTTTGAGAAATATAAACTTCATTATCTTCTTCTGATCCAACATATATCTGATTTTCATGCGAGAAAATAGTGTGATTATTCCTAGAGGCGGCAGGTTTGTTACTTCTTGTTGCAATTTTCTGAACTAAAACATCTCCCGAGACCATACCATCAGTAACAGGTGAACCTGATACAGTTGTCAGGGTTGTTGTTGTCTCTCCTCCTGTATAAGTAAATTCTGTGCCAGTTCTAACATTTATTAAAGTTTTATCTCCTGTTGTATAAAATCTATTTTGAGCAAAAGTATTAGTTCCTTTTTTTGTTATTGTTGTTGCAGTAACAGAATCTACAACACATACAGCACCGTTCCATTCATATAAATTAGCATTGCCTTGAACAAAAATAAGTTCATCAATATTTTCTCCTGTATCCCACCAAAGAGTAAATCTGGCAATTTTAGCTGCTGTTAAAGCAGAAGATATAATATAGAAATTATTAAGAACAACACCATCAATTGTTCCTAAATAGACAGCTAGTTTTGTATCATAAGTAAAAATAGGAAGCTCTGTTCCTGTTGAAGTTCCCCAAACTATTGCATTTTTAGTTGGATTATTTTCAGTATTGGCAACACCTAATCTTGTCGTACCATTGCGAATCCTTACTTTTTTTTGAGAATCAATAATGACATTTTGAGAACCAATAGCTAAATAACGATAATCAGCATTGGTCTGATTTTGTGCACTTTGATAACCTAATACTTCATTTAATATATTATCTTTCATTTATTTCTTCTAAAAGGTCTAGTAGACCAATACTTCCCGACAGGTCTTTTAGCTTCGCTAGGATGTTCTGCTCTATACAGTTGATACAATGAAGGAAGTTCGCTATTAGCATAATTTATGTCAAAAACACTATCCTTACCTTCCATTTGTTGAGCTATTGCCTTAAGAGATTCAAGTGTAAAAATCTGTAAGGAAGTCCCTGTGAGAACCAATGAATCACTATCACTGGTTGGTTTAGAAATCCATGTTCCTCCAGAATTTTTGAAAAGATATTGAGAATAATATTTAAGATCAAAAATTCTACCTAAAGAGACAAGAATATTGTCTACCCTAATATTATTTATCGCTCCAGTTGCCGCTACTGTTAACTTGAATGAATCAATGGTAGATGGAGTAACCGTTCCTGTTTCTGTCGCTGTACTCCACGGAAATAACAAAAAATTCCAACCTACTCTAAAAGCTGTTCCATCAGCTTGTGTTGTTTGAGCAACAGAAGTCCAGTATTGTGTAGTCAAGTCATTTCCAAAGATAAAAGTTAATGAAGTTAGATTTGATATAGAACCAAAATAAACAGGAACGATAAAACCTCCCAATTCATCTTCTGTAGATAAATCAACAGATGTTAATGTGGTATTTTGTATACCATCTCCAGTAGCTACGAGATCAAATTCTATTGAAGCTGTGCCTGATAATTTATAAAGCGTATTAGCTTTAAGTCCTGTGGCGCTACCAACAGTTGAAATCGTGCCATTTGAAGTCAAGGAGTCCATTGTGTGCAAAGTTTTTGCTGAAGAATCTTTCCAATCAAGCCTCAAAAACTTAACCCCCTCCAATGCCTCTATAGCAATTCTTTTATTAGATAAACCCAATTCTGCTGAAAAAGGTTCAGACAAAACCCTAGAAGCTCTATCAGATGATTGCCTATCTTGAACAGGGGCGATGTCAATTATTTTTTTATAATCCGCAGGTAGTGGATAATTTTGCAAATCATCATGTACGGCAGAACTTAATTCTTGTAATCTAATTGTTTCAACTGGATCAAGTTTAGAAAGCAAAGTATTAGCTACTCGCTCATATAAAGCATTTCTATTTCTCACTCTTTTAAGAGAACCTCCATGTGCAAGTCCTGTGAGATTTTCTTCAAGTTCTATAATAGTTTGGCTCATTAGTAGTTAAATTCAGTTACAACAAAAGTAGTAGCATTAGTTGAAATACAATGTATTGCTCCTTGTTGAACACCTGTGCCAGAGTTCATTACATAAGTCGGAGTGCTAGAAGAAAGAGCAAATGACCAGTTTGTTAAAGAAGCCACATTATCATTTTCCATATTGCAATAAACTGATGTACTTAAATTTCCAACATATTGAAATAAAAGATTATCTCTTTGAATAGGAGGAGTATAAACAGAAGAATTAGTTGTTGAAGCTAAAGCTCTATAACTTGTACCTGCAACTAAAGTAATAAGAGTAGAAGAAGCAGAACGATAACGATGGGTTGTTTCAAAACCACCAAGTAATTTTGTGCCTTGAGGTCTGCTATAGAACAAAACCCCAGCGAATGCGAGTATGCAAACACCGAGTATAATGTGAAGTTTGTTTATTTTCATGTTTAATTTTTAATTTTTAATATGAGCCGAACTCTATCTTGCCCCCATAAAGGAGCAAGTAGAGTCAAGCTCTAATAACACGCTCTAGTAGATGTCGCCCATCCACCTGAAGGAAAACCATTAGCGTTTCCTGCGGACGCACCCGAACTCGTGGCAATAGTATAATAAATATAACCATCACCAGTAGGGGCTTTTGCAACAAGACAAAGCCTTTCTGCAAGAATAGTTGTTGTTCCACCAGAATTACCTAATGAAAATAATGCACCGGGAGTAGAACTTCCTATGCCTATTCTATTATTCGCTGCACTTACAACGAGTGTATTTGTATCTGCTACAAAATCACCCGTTGCGCTTAAAGAACCTGATCCTGCGACTATACCATTTGGGAATCTTGAGCCTATTGCTCCTAATTCTCCGTTTATAGCTTGCTCTACCACTGATTTTACATCATCAATGGTTATAGATGGTTGGTTATTACCACCAACCACTATTGCCGAAATCACGACTGCAATCACAATCGTAACTATGGCGGTAACAATGTTTTGTTTATTCATTGTGGTTAGTGTGTTAAGTGATAATTACGCACCCGTCAAAAGCTGATAGCCTTCCCATGTTGCAGGAAAAGCTACTTCCAAATATCTTGAACGATATTCCCATGAATCTGTCCTTGAATATCTAGGCTCAATTAGATCATTTTCTACTTCTGAAAGAACTTTCCTAAAAATGTGATGATCTTCAGAAATAATGTGAACTGCCGTAGCTTTAACAGTACCTGAATCCCATGCTGAATTTAGATAAAGCGACTGTCCTATTGCAAGCTGTCCATAATCAGTCTCAAAGATATTTAGATTATTCTCTGCTGAATCTGCAATCAAATCAGAATTAAGAACTTCTTTAAGATGTTTATACTGTGTTGTACAAGTAAGAACTGCAAACGGAGAATGAACTCCAGAAATCTCTCCATCCTGTCCTATTTGTGTATGCAAAGAAACAAAACTCGTCCAAAGAGTATCCGGTGTCAAGGCTCCTGTATCTCGGTTATCAACCGTTCCTCCTGTCTTCAAAGCCACATGTGAATTAGAACCAAGAGTTGCTCCATCTGGAGTCGTGAAGTATGTACCATCAGCCGCATCTCCATAGGTTCGCACCATCGCAGTTCTATCTTTAGTTACCTTCATTCTGGTTCCAACCTGTCCTCCGATAGACGCTCGTTTTCCAACTTGATCTGTCTTAAATGCCTCGGCTGAAACTGGAATAGACTTCATCCATTTTTTTAGACGAACAGTTTTCTGATTTCCAATGAAAGTATTTTCTGTTTTAATTTCTTCTTGTTCTGAAGTCTCCAAAAAACCACCAACATTAGAATCTTCATCCCAAATATAAGCAATAGTATCTATTGGAGAAGTCTTAAAGAAAATTGAATCAACACCCACATAAGAAGGTGCATTATGTATATTCATTTTCTCAAACAATGCTTCGTCTATTGCCGTTTGGCATGCGTCTACGCTCAAAAGTGTAGTATGACCACCTGAAATTGTATTCATTTTAGTATTTTAATTGATTAAAAGTTATGAAATATCGTATCTCATAGCCCGAGGATCAACCGTAACATCTAAGAGACCTTGCTCAAAGATTCCTCCTTTAATTGTTAAACCCGAAGTATCAGCAGCCGCAGTTTGATCTATAGTAAAAGTATTAGTATTAGCTGCATCAAACAAAACCACATCCCACAAAAGCCCTATAAGTTCTGTCAATGTGTCTACGGAAGCTGCTGTTTTTGCCTTTCCACGAAGCCTAGTCCAATTAGGGATAGGCTCTACAACATCTACCCAATCTGCATCTACAGTTGTATCAGTTCCTACTGGAGCATCTTGTGCAGAAATACCTACAAACGCGTCTGTACCAATTACAGGTGTAGCATCTCCAGCTAATACAACTGTATTAGCACCAGAAACTCCTGATGTAAGAGCCTGAACTACCACCAAAGGTTCTCCTGCGTAAAATCTCGTGGCGCTAGCGGCGACACGATGTTTTTGTACGGCAGAAGTACCGATAGTTTCAAAATAATTCTTTGGTATTTAAGAAATCAAAAATATACTGATGTAAAGATAAAGAATGAAATTTTAACACTTTCAGTTTGTCATCTATTTAATACAGTTTCTAGTGATGATATTTTGAAAGAGGTAGATGGAATTTATTATCTTGAAGGAAAAAATTCTCAATGTCTCAAAAAAAGATTTGATGGAACAAGCTATACTTTTGAATAAACTTCCTTTATGGAAGATTCTTAAAAAAGATGTTCAATATCAACTTCGTAAAAAGATGTTTGAGGAAGCAACTGTAGAACTTGATTTGGTATGGGGAAAACTAACAACTTTTCTTTGGGATATAATAAATACCAGAATAGATAATCTAAGAAAAGGGAAATAAGTCTACTTAAGACTATAAACTAAAGATGTTTTTAATAACTTAAAAAACCGACTGGACGGATTCCAGATGTCAAATATATGACTCCAGAGGAAATAGAAGCAAAAGCAAAGGCTGATGCTGAAAAAGAAAAAGCTCTTTTACATAACGAAGATATTGAAGCTATTTTACAAAAGGAGAAAGAGGCTCGGAAAAGAGCCGAAGATGCTCTTGAAGAAACTCGTATTAAATCCAAAGAATTATTTTGAAAAGAACTTTACGCATCTATTTCTTCGTCTTTCTTATCTTCTTTTTTTTTCCGTGATTGCTTTTCGGCAACTTGTTTCTTGGCAATTTTAAGTTCAAGCGTTTCTTCTTCACCTTCTTTTTGGATAGATGGTCTTGAAGCTCAACCAATCGCAAGCCGTGGATATTCCGATTATCAAACGGCATCCAGTGCGAGTTGTATAGGGATTCGTAGCCCATCAGAGTACTATCCGCCACGTCGTCCATATCAGGTGCGACAACATCAAGATAGTGCTGTGCCCAAAATCCAAGTGTGTGCTGGTCGGTCGCAGGGAGTTCGCCTTTAAGTTCCGCGATAATCGCATCTAAAGACTCCCCGCCGTGCAGCCTGACTCTGGCATCATCCTTTTGTCTTTGAACCGCCGCGATATTCGCTTGGGTCGGCTTTCGGTTGACGGTGAATGACCGCCGATCCCCGCCCCACGAGATATT